CTAATCATTGGACGTCCTTTCTTCTGTGGCAGTTGGCTTGCACACTGATATTTGGGCGAATCCTGATTCCAGCGAGATTTCCAAAAGCCTATTCTCAGGCAAAATGCAGGCGAAGACCCCAAAGCGTGGCGAAGCATTGCATGCTTCTTTGGGAAGGCCAATTACTTTAACTAACGGATGGATTGAGCTTGTTTGCGATTCCGTAAAGGTTGTCAAAGATAGTATCCCAGGTCCCGCTCTCATTGGAAGGTCGCCGGGACCGCGAAACAGCGCTTCTGCACAGGCTAGGCTGTATTGCCGAGAATCCAAATCGGCACTATCAGAATCCAAATCGGCACTATCAGAATCCAAATCGGCACTATCAGAATCCAAATCGGCACTATCAGTTTGCTTGTTTATCCATGAAGCATATTGCGATAGTTCTATGAAATACGTACTCCTTCCGTCGCTACAGTTCATATTCTTCGGATAGTAATAGGATGTTATGCCAATCACTGTGTGAGGAAGATGAGCTTTACTTGGTTTAAACAGGGGAGCGCCAGAGTCACCCGCACAAGCGCCAGCATCCATCTTTTCCCCTTCTTGCACGGGGTTACTGCTGTACTCCGTACAGATGGTATCAGCCCCCGCTCCATCACCGCATTGAGACGGATTGACTCCAAAGCCTCGATGCTTTGACAGTTGCCGAACACCTTCCTGGTAAACTTGATTTTCTCTTAGTTGGCTATCGCTAGGAAGGGCAGCAAAAGAAAAGGAACCAAAACCTACTTGCACAGGACGCCCATCAATGTTTTGTTGAGCAATGGTGGTTTGATTTATTATCGCTGGCTCAATCGGAACGTCCTTTTCAATCTTCAATATTGCAAGGTCAGCGATGGGAGTTTCGCGTCGCTCCGCTTTCGTCATTTTATTGGCGGAAGAATGGTATTTTTCATGTATTACCGGCGTCGCACTTATATTGAAAATACCGGCGGCTGGGAAAAATACCTGCGCTGATATGTTCTTCAATTCTGGAAGGCACTCTGATGCAGTTTTAAATAGCCAGAGATCAAAAGAGGGGCCGCACACACAATGTGCGGCCGTGAGAAAGTGGCGATTTGATATCAGTACGCCGGAGCAGGAGGTCTCCGCTTCTTCCTGCCCATTGTCGTAGACAACCAGAAGTCTACCAGCTGAGGGAATCGGAGTGGCAGATAAAAACATACCATTCAGGCGATCATCTCTTAAGAAACGTAAAGCCTCTAGTGCCCACTCCTCCATTGAGGCGTGAACAGCTTGCAATATTCTGCTGGATGCAGATGTTTCCGCAGGATCAGTTGAAGATTGCTCTCTAGTGGAGATCTCTGTTGCTCTAGCTGTTACCCCTGTCAATGTTATTGGGATGTTAATCAGAGCGCTGAAGTAGATTAAAAGCAATAGAAACCGCATCGTACCCTCCATCGGAGTGTGCCGCGGACCATTTACGATTATGCTTTGTGTGTCACAGCAAGTCAATGACAGAGGTAAATGCTGCCACAAATCGACATGACCTTATCCCTTCGTGGTAGCATTAAGTAAGAGAACTTTATTTCTTAATTTTAAAAGGGATGTAGCATATTGGGGTGTTCGGTCTGTCCATGTGCGAATCTATTGACGACCGTTTAATGCGTGGGGCAATGGTATTGCGCGGATCCTTCCGCGTCTTCGGCGCAGCGGCATAACTGGAGCGCTGCCGTTCAAGCGGCCTCAGTACGACTTCGCCCATTGCCGGCGGGCGCTGCGCCAACGACCGATCATTCCGCGGATTGCCCGGCGTGGCGTCGAAAGCAGCGAGCGTCTCGGCCGACACCGATGATCGCCCGCACGGTGCGCTCCAGGTCCCGCGCCGGCCGGACCGTCCACGGGCGTTCCGGCGGAAGCAGCTCCAGCAAATGCTGAAGCTGCTCATCGCTCAGTTCAGATCGTGCCATCCCCCTTCAACAGGGCACAGCCAAACCCTCATAGCCTTTGAGAACAGAACCTAACACGCACACGTCGCGGACAGTGACCGTTGTGTGGACCGGACAATACCGGCCGGCGTCGGCCCATCTTCGGATGGCTCGACCGAACGTAGGGGGTGACGTCCCTACCCGGCGGTCACGCCCTCAATCCAGATCGTCCGCTGGAATGTCCGGCAGGTCCACCGTTTGGCCGACGAGCGAGTGCGAGCTGTCGCCGCAGAACTCGATTCGGCCCGAGCGGATGAAGTAGTGGCAGACCTGGGCAGCCCGCCCGCTGTTCGGTGCGAACCGCAGGGTGATGTTCACCGAAGGGCTGAAGGTCGGCGCCGTGGCGTTGCCGTCCCAGGTCCACCGAGCCCCGTTCCGAAATGGGGTGTCCACGGCGATCTGGTGCATGGCGTTGCAGCCTGGGCACCAGTGTTCGTGAAGGGTCAGTTCGCCGTACTGCCGGCGAACCAGCTTCGGGCTGAGGATCTCGGTCATGAGATGGCTCCGGAAAAGGAAAAGCCGCCGGGCGGGATGCCGGGCGGCGCGGATCGGTCAGCAGTGGGTGTCGGTCAAGCGGCTACAGCCGTTCCCTGGCCTGCGTCAGGAAGGCTTGGCAGCGGTTCATCTCATCGCTCAGCCATTCCCGATAGCCGGGCGTTCCCGGCGCCGGCGGTTCGGATGGCTGGATGTGGCAACCGCGGCGACCGCATCCACCGCAGCGCGCCTTGAAGGCCAGCATGTAGAGATCAGTGGCCGGATCGAATTTCGCGAGCAGCAGCTTCATGTCCCGGTAGCTTTGCCGACGACAGGCCGGGCACCAGAATTCAAGCCGCGTCACGCCTCGCTGCGCCAGGGTGCCCAAGGCGTTCAGCCTGTACGACGGTTCGTGTGGCGGTGGGCGATTCGGCTGAGGCATGAAGGAACGTTACGAGAACATGAGACGACGATCAACAATCCAATGGTTTCACGGCCTCGCCTTACCTTTGCACCGTCACCTCCGCCGGGTCTCCGCCGGCATGCTTGATCCCCTCCCGGCAGGCGTTCACGAACGGGCCGGTCACGGTGCCGCCGCAGTGGTCGCACCGGTACTTGGTGCCGAACTTCTCCGGCTCGATCCGGCGGAACAGGTGCGGGCCGGGGCACCCGTCCAGGGCTCGCAAGTTGGCCTGCACCTCGGCCAGCAGGCTCTTTGTGTTGATGGACATCACAATTCCCCTCACGCCAACCCCAGCGCGATCGCCGTCCGCGTGTCCACCCGCCCAGTGACCGGCAGCCGGTGCACGGCCTGGACCTGCTCCACAGCGTTGGCCGTCCGCCGCCCGAAGTCACCGTCCTCCACGATGGCCGAGAACCCACAGCGCCGGAGCGCCCGTTGCAGGGCGGCCACGTCCGGCCCGACGTCCCCGATCCCAAGCACGCCGTCGCCCGCAGCGCCGCAGACCCGCTGATAGGCGGCGGCGAGCTTCTCGTCGTAGGCGTTCGCGGCGAAGGCCGTCCCGTTGTACCCGCGAGCGAAGTCGCTCCAGCGCTTGCCCCGCAGGGCCGGCAGCAGCCCACGCGACGTGACAAAAGCGTTGAAGGCGGCGAGTTGGGCGGCGCCGCTGTCCGCCATGGCCAGCACGAAGCTTTCGACGTCGCCGAATCCGCACAGGGCGTGGTTGCTGCCCAGGATCTGCGGCATGCCCCAGGACGCCGCTTTCAGAGCGACCGCCGGCCCGATGGCGCGGTGCTGGCAGGCCCGATTGAGGCGGTCGTATTCGCCGGCCGCCGTGCTAGAGTAGAGGCCGCGGTCCCAGCGCAACTCAGCGAGACCAGGCACCGTCACGCCACCATTGAGGCGATAGGCGATGTGGGCCTCGAACAGGATCGACATCCGGCCGTCGGGCCGGTAGGCGCTACGGCCGGCGGTCTCCACGATCAGGACGGCGCGATAGGCTGCCTCCTCGACGCCGAGGGCGGCGGCAGCGGCGGCGATGTCGGTGGGGCCGAGCGGGCGCGCGGCGCCGACGACGGTGGGCAGGCGCACGGCTTCAGCCGCGCCGGGGGGCGTGGTGGTCATGAGTTACTTCCTCATTGGAATTGTTTTAAAGAGCCGCCGCGTTTAGGGTCGCGCCATCTGCTTTCCACGGCAGAGTTAGCTGAACCTTGGCGGCCCTCTGTGGCCGCCATTCTTTTTGCCGGCGCGCCAAGCCCTGACAGAGGGGCGGTTCAGCCGGCAGGTCGCCGGCCCGCTGACCCGAGCCGCTAAAAGCCGGAGCACATGCCCCGGCGCGCGTTGATGAGGAGGTGCGCCAGCAGCAGGAGGGCGTCGTCCTTGCTGCCCTCACAATCGACCAGGGCCTGCGTGGCGACCTGCTGGGCATCGTGCTGGTCCGGATCGCTCAGCCTTTCCATGGCCGCTCTCCAGGCACCTGCCGAGGCGTGGGCTTCTGGCTGGCCGGCGCCCCGCGGGCTTCCGCCTCAGCGACCGCAGCCTCCTCGACCAGCCGCTGATTCGTCGCCATCAGGTTTTCGTTCTCCTGCTGGACCCGCACCAGCGCGGTACGGGCCTCGTCCCGCTCAGTCCGCGTTGCGGCAAGCCGCTCCTCGGTCATACCGACGCGGGCTTCGAGCTGGCCGCGCACCTTCACGGCCTCGTTCCGTTCGTGGGCCATGTCGGCGATGTTGGCTTGGAGCTGCACCACCTGCGCGCGGAGGTCGGCGATCTGCTGGCGAAGGTCGGCACGGATCTCCGCCTCCATCTTCGCGGCCCGGTCCTGGCGGCCGAAGGACACCAGCAGTCGCCACGCAACGAGACTGCCGCCGACCCCGGCGGCGATCTGCGAATAGATGTTGGACAGGACACCGCCGTCGGCGGCGGACGATGGATCGGGCATGGGACCTCCTGCGGCCCGGCGCCGTGGCGCGGGCATAGAAAAGGCGCCTCGCGGGCGCCGGGTCGGTCGGGGTGGATTGGAGTGTTGTCGCGCCTTAATCCGGCCAGCCCTCGGCGATGTCGATGGCCTCCGGTTCGTCGCTGGCCAGCACCGCGTCTTTGATGTCGCGCGCCGCCTGCACCAGCGCGGCGTAACGCCCGGCGACCGCGGCGGCCAGGGCGATGCCGTCTTGCGGCGTCGGCAGCGGCAGCCGCGTGTTGTCTAGGGCGATCCAGCCGGTGGCGTAGTCCGCAGGCCAGTCCAGCGCGCCCATCAGCACCAGCGCTCCCGTCGTGGCCATGCCGCCCAGGTCGGTCCGGCTGGTGCCGTCCAGGGCGAAGCGCTTGCCGCCATGCTCGGCGCCTTCGGCCATGTGCTGGTCGCGCCGCGCGTCCACCGCCGCGGCGACCGCGGCGCGCCGCTCGGCCAGCGTCAGGACGGGGGCGGGCGGGTCGGCCAGGGCCGGGCACCCGTCGGCGTCCGCCACGATGATCTTGCCCTCGCTTTGGCCGGCAACCAGCGCCGCGTGCTCTTCGTCCGTGACCGGCACGGCATCGGCCAGAATGGCGTCACCGTGCACCTCGATGTGATAGAAGCCGCCTTGGCTGAAATAGTACATGGCACCCTCCGTCAAATACCGAACGCAACCCAATTCATCCGGGCGACGCCGGTGCCGGCGTACCGCCAGAAGAAGCGGTCGGCCTGCCACACGGTGCCGGCCCCCATGGACACGCCGGGTTGGGCCACCATGTCTCCGTTGACCGGAACGACGGTGTAGCAGCCGCTTGGAAAAGCGACCGGAAACACCACGACGTTTTCGGCGTTGGACACGGGCTGATTCGCCACAACCGTCCCCCACTGAACGATCAACCCGAGGGGCAGGCGAACCCACCCATTCCCGAACAAATTGGCCGCCCACGTGCTGGTGAGCGGCGTCGCGCCGATGCCGGAACGGGCCGCGGGCAGGCAACTGAAGACGCGCTTCGTTCCGGCCGGGAAGTTGACCAGGGCGTTGGCGTTGCTGCTGGCGATGACGTTGCGGGTCAGGGTGTCCGGCGCGCCGGCGGTCACCGTGCCGTAGCCGTATTCGTACTGCGCGCCGTCGAGCGTCTCGATGCAGTAGAAAGCCTGTCCGCCGTTGCCAGCGGCCTGGAGGAAGCTGCGCCGGCTGGCGTCGGACGGGGCGATCAGGGACAGCGTGCCGGTCCCGGTCGTGGTGGTGGTCTGTTCGACCCGGTCAAAGATCATGGGGCCTCCTCACAGGCTTTGACGGATCTGAAAGATCCGCTCGTAAAGGGCGAAGTTGGGCTGGGTGATGGGGCTCACCTCCACGAGGCGCCCGATGATGGCTTGGCGCCCCTGGTAGGGGCCGTTCGGCTCCTGGATGAAAAGCACCTGGCCGGACGTGCCGGCGATGCGCCCCAACTCGGCCATGGCCACCTTCGCCTCAGGCTCGGTCAGCGCCTTGAACGCGAAGGTCAGGACGCGGCGCTTCGGACCGTTGTCCACGAAATCCTGACCGCTGCGCCGGACCTCGGTCACGTCGGACAGGTCGTCCCACCGGTCGCCCCACTCATAGGCGAAGTTGCGCGAGGGGCGGAACGCCGGGCCGATCCATGGCAGGCCCAGGTCGAGATAGCCGGGTGTGGTGGCGAGCGACGGAAAGGCGATGTCCGTCTGCCAGTGCCGGGCCTGCACCGCGGCGGGCAAGACGTGGGCGTGCAGCCCGTAGCCGTGCACCACACCGGAGCCGGTGCCGTTCTGATACTCCCGATAGGACTGCACCCCGAAATTCAGGTCCAGCGTGGCCCCGGTGTAGGCGGCGTCGCGGTGATACAGGCTGTCGTACAGCGCGCCGGTCCCCGGCGTCACGGCGTCCAGCCGGTGCCGGATCATGTCGGCGGCGGGGTCCAGAAAGCCCACCGCCTCTCCGTCATCATCGATCCAGCCGGCGTCGTCCGGCTGGAGCAGCGCCACCACGCCGACCTCCTGCGTGGCGCCCAGGTCGACGGACAGCGCCACCGACGAGGCTCCAGGGAGCGTCCGCATCCGCCGCCTGACCTGCGGGTCCTTCAGTCGCTCGGCCCCCAGCCCCGCCGCGGCCGACGTGCTGGTGATCGTGGTGGCCGACCGGCGGGCCAGATTGACCCAGGACAGCAGGCAGTTGCCCGTTGCCAGGGCGGACGGCGGCGCGTCCTGCTGGCCACCGGCGGTCAGGGCCTGCAGTTCGGCGTTCGTCAGCCGGCGCGGCCAGACCTGCGCGCGGCGGATGTGGCCGTTGAGGTAGGCGCCGCCGGGGTGCCGGCCGATGCGCAGCGTGGTGACCGTCGGCAGGGCACCCGCGGCGTCCGCTACAGGCGCGGCCCCGTTGAGGGACGACGCGGCGTCATCCGTCGTCATGGCGAGCGCCAAGCGATGGTTGACGTTGACGGCGAGCGCGCCGTGAAAATTCCCCACCACCTGCGTCCCGGCGGTCACCACACCGGTCTGTATTTGCCCGAAGACGCCGCGCAGAAAGGCGCGCTCGCTGTACGTGCCGTTGTCGATCTCAAGGAAGTACTGATCCGCAGCGCTCACCACACCGAACACGCTGCCCTCGATGGCGAGCGTCCAAGCCGCCGGGTTGAAATACTGCGCGAGGGGCATGTCGATGTTGTCGCCGCCGCGCGCGGCCGCCGCCCCCGTCGTCGGGATGTAGCTGGTGGGGAAGGCGCCGGCCTCGATCTGTGCGCCCCAGTAAAACGCTGTGTCGCCTGCCGAATAGCCGTTGTGCAGCAGCATATAGGCGTCCACCGCCGACGTATCGCCGTCGTCCGGCACACTGGCCCACAGGCGCCACACCCCACCACCGACATAAACCGCGCCGCAGGTGGTGGCCGTGCCGGTGATCGCGCCGGTGTCGAAGTCGAAATGGAAGCTGCGGGCGGCCGTCGCACCGCCGAGCAGATGCAGTTGGAAGTTGGCAGACGGCTGATTGCCACGCTTGGCGTAGACGCTTGCGGTGACCGCGCCGCCGCCGGCGATCGTCGAACCGGTGCCCTGCCGCCAATCGCCGCCCGCCGATCCGGCGGTAATCAACGCCCATTGCCCGACACCGTCCGGCGCCGTGCCGGACGGTGTCGCGGTGTGACCGCCCGCCCCGGCGCTGTTCGCCCACGGCGCGCCGTGGATGGCGCCGGACGCCCGCAGATAATTGGTCCGGCTGTCCTCGATCAGCACGCCGCGGCAGGCCGGCGTCACCGGGACATAGCCGGTGGCCGTGCCCCGCTCGCCCTTGGCGCCCCAGATGTAGACGCCGGACACGCCGTCACCAGCGTAGACGTGGTTCCCTGCGAGGTTCCACAGGACGGCGTACCATGTCCCGTTGGTGTTGCTCCGCGGGATGGTCACCGCGCAGCGCCACCAGCCATCCCCATAGGGCGTGATGGCGCAGACATACCCACCTGTGGCGACCACGCTACCGGTCAGCAGATTGAAGACGGCATACGCCTCGCCGAAGGCCGTCAAAGCGATGGCCCCCCGTTCCGCCGCCTTGGCGAAGATGGACAGCGTCCAGGTCTGACCGATCACCGCCGGGCCGGTGCTCTGGCCGACGAGGTGCTGGTCGGTGGTCGCTGACTCCACGAGCTTGTCGGCGGTCATGGTGCCGTCCGGAGCGACCGCCACGTTGCTCGCCACGGTCGCCGAGCCGGTCGCCCAACCGGCCGCGAAGCCCTCGGGCGACGAGAGCAGGTTCGGCGACGGCCGCGCCGCCCAATCCTGCCCGCCGTTGGGCGTCAGCGTGTAATAGCCGTAGTCGATCCGCGCCGTGTTCGGCGCGACCGTTTCAATCAGGCCGGCGCTGTTGACGCGCGTCGCCGTCCCGCTGCGACCCACCGTCAGGCGGGACAGCGGGATGTCCGTCAAGCCGCCCATGCGGCACCTCCAAGCGTGCGTGTTTGGTCCCGGCGATCAGCCGAAGCAGAGAAGATCGACCTTGCGCCCCTGCGCCCGCTGCCCGACGACGCGCAGGGACTTCCCGCCGGCCAGTCCCCAGCGCGGCCACGTCACGCTGATCGTGTCGCCCAGGCGCGGCAGGTAGCCGGCCATGCCGACCGGGACGCGGTAGTAGCGGCGCCCGGCGGCGTAGAGCGTCAGCAGGTTGTTGCAGAGGGTAGCGGCGTCGGCCTCGGCGTCGAAGAGGGTTTCCAGCGTCAGCGGCTTGGCGAGCTGGTTGCGCGCCTGCCGCTCGACCAGACCGACCGCCGTGCGTCTGGATGGCTCGGCCAGTTCCTGCCGACGCTGTTCGGTCGGGATCGTCGGCACCGGGGCGATGTCCGTCCCGGTCAGGGGCGTCCAGTTCCGCCGATAGCCCGCCTCGACCCGCCAGACACAGGGGCCGATGGCGTCGGGAAGCGCCATGGGCTCCACTTCGCCGACGATCTGTTCCGGCCCGAAGGCCAGCCCGCCGCCCACCGGCGCGGCCAGCCGGCCCACGGACAGCAGCCCGTCGCCGGCATCGCCCCACCACGCCGCAGCCCCAACCGCGACCTCCGTCGCCGCAGCGCTGATGTCCTTCTGGCCGGCGACATGGTAGCCGATGACGCCCGGCAGGTAGCCCGCCATGCTGGCAAAGCTGGACAGCGCCAGGGACGAGGTCGGCACGCCCCGCTCCAACAGCCGCCGGATCACGCCCGCGGTGTCGGAGACGTAGCCGCCAACGGCATCGCCGCGGACGTCGGCGGTGGGCGTGCCGTCCGGCCCGGTCCCGAGCCTCCACCCGGAGCCGTCCGAGCCGAGCCACTTCGCGTAGCGCCCCGATGCCACCGTGGCGGCGGCCAGGGCCGCGTAGCTGGCGTAGGTGTTGCCGTCCCAGGTCACCGGGGCGCCCTTGATGTAGACGGCATCGACACCGGCCGCGAGGCGGTCATGGAACCGGTAGATCAGCAGGCCGGAGTTGACCAAGTCACCGGTCACGCCCCGGCACAAGCCGTAGGTCTGCCGGATCGGCTTTCCGGCCAGCTCCGCCCCGCCGTCCGCTCCACCCGTGCCGCCGTAAAGGGCCAGGAGCGGCACGTCCAGCAGGTACCCGGCATCCCGCATACGGACATGCAGGGAGCCGTCCGCCCACCAGTCCAGGCCCTGCCCGGCGAAGACGGTGGCCGCCTCGCTGTAGCGGCTGGACCGCTTCGGCAGAACGGCGACTCTGACCGGCGTGGCATCGATGGCGTAGGCGTCCGGGTGGCTGTCGTAGACCCCATCGGCGTTGACCGCCACCAACTCACCGATGGACACCGCCGCCCGCCCGCTCCCCGGCACGACGGGGATGCTGCGATCAAACTGCGGCGACTCCACCCGCCCTTCGAAATGGACGTTGGCCCGCGCGTCGTCCGGCCGGCTGGTCCAGTCCCGATCCGACCAGTCGATGCGGATTGACGGCGGCGACGGCTGGCGGTAGGGCAGCGTGCCCCAGGCGTAGGAGCCCTGGACGAGCGGTTTGCGATCCACCGTTGCCGTGGCTCCGGTGGCGGGCTGCATCTCGACCAGAAACACGGCATCGCACACGCTGTCCTGCGCGGCGGAGACGAAAGCCGGCGGGGACGGCAGGGCGGCAAAGCCCCGCGCCCCCCACGGCACCGTACCGGCTGGATAGGCTCCCCAGGTCATCACGCCACCATCGAGAGGTTGCCGTTCTTGCGCGCCTCAGACTCCAGCTGCTCCACCTTGTCGGCGAGGCGACGGATTTCGGCCTTCAGTTCCGCCGTGGACTGCCCCACGGCCCGGACGACCGGCAGCATGTCCACGTTGACCGTGACCTGTGGGGCCGCCTGCGCGGTGGCTCCCGCCAGGATCTGCCGCGTCTGGTCGGCGCTGAAGATCCGCGACGGGCCGGTCCACTCCAGCTCCGGCCCGCGCTCCCCGACGATGCGGAGACCGCCGAGGTGGTCGCCGCCGGTCGCGAAACCGGGCAGGCCCAGCTCGTGACCCAGGTTCTTCAGTGTGGAGGTGACCCACGCCTCACGCTGGCTGTACCCCTCCGTGCCCATGACCAGCACGGGCTTGGATGCGGACAGCAGGGCGTCCGACGCCTGGGTGGCGAAGGAGATATCCCCCGTCTCGCGGGTCTTCTTCAGGGCCGCGTCCCACTGCCGCTCGGCCTCCGCCATTTTGGCGACCGGCGACAGGCTGCTGTTGTCCCCGAGCGCCTGACCGTTCAGCCAAGCCGTCAAGCTGTCGGCGTTGGCCTGCAACGCCTTCTTGGCCTCCTTGGCCGCCGTGGTGGTGCCGCGCAGGCTTTCGGCCAGCCCCGCCATCACCGGGTCAAGGTCTTTGAAGTAGGACACCACGTTGTCGATCTGGCTGTCGTCCAGCCCATCGAGGATCCGCCGCGCCTGGGCGTCGTACAGCTTGACGTAGTCTTCCGGCTTCACGCCGGCCTTCAGGGCGTCGGTGGCGCCGGCGTCCCACGTCTTGCGCACATCGGCCAGCTGGTTCAGGAAGCCCTTGTTGGTCGCCTCGTTGAGGTTCGCCGCGAAGGTGTCCCGCACCCCTTTGTTGATGCGCTCCAAACCCTTCTCTTGGATCGTGTCGACGGTCTTGGCCAACTCGGGATTGACCTGCTCCAGCACCGATTTCCAGGCCGCGAGCTGGCCGGTCAAGGTGGCAACGGCCATCTCCGTCTCGGTGTAGGCCCGCGGGTTGGCGATGTGGTCGAGCAGGTTCGTAATCTGCCCGGTGACAGCCGACATGTACTCAGACCGCATGCCGATCTCGCTGGCCGTCTTCAACTCGTCCAGCATGGGCAGAAGCCCCTCGCCCGCCGCCTTGAAGGCGGCCTTCTGGACCGCCCCCAAGCTCTTGTCCAATCCACTCAAAGCCGTGGTGGTGTCCTCGATCTGCTTCGCGACGGCCAAGTACTTGGTGATCTGGTTCAGGTCCGTGGAATTCCGCACCGCATCGGTCCCGAGCGCTCTCCCGACAAGCCCATCTGCCTGAAGACTGGCCGTCAGTTGCTTAATTAGGCTGTTGATGTCCGTCGGCCCCTGACCGTGGATTTTGACCTTGCTGCCGCCCTCGATGTAGGCGTACCCGCTGCCCTCCGGGAGCTTGGCCCCAAACGCGCCCATGGCGTTGTACGCCTGCATCAGCGCGTCGGTGACACGAACGACGCTGTCGGTGTTCGCGCCGTTGTCGGCAAGGGCGTCCTTCCTGACGAGCGTGCCGTTTTCGACGCGCATCGTCGCGGCGGCGTTCGGCCCGACCGAAGGTTTTTGGGTGCCCGCGATGGCCATAACGGCGGCCAAGACGGCCGCTGCGACCCAGCCGTAGACCGGCACCGCCGCCAGGGCCGCCGTCGCTCCGGCCATGCCGCTCGCGCCCGCCGCCGTCGCGGCTGCGCCCATGCCCATCGCCCCCATCGCGGCGGTGCCGGCGTACATCGAGCCCACGCCGACGGCCGCGCCGGACAGGCCGCCGACCACCTTGTTGCCGCCGGCCGCGTTGCCGATGTAGGCGCCCGCCATGCCACCGAGCGCGCCGTACGGCATCGCTTGGCCGATGGCGCCAAGCCCGCTGGTGACGGCCTGCCCGCTCTGGGTCAGGGTCATGCCGTTGCTGATTTGCGTCGCACCGATGGTGTCCACGTAGCCGGCGGCAATGCCGGTGCCAGGAGCCACCGCGTTCGAGGACAAGCCGAGGCTGTAGCCCATCCCCGACGTGGCAAAGCTGCTCGCCGCCGTCCCCAACGTGTTGGTGCCCGTGGCCGCGTTGTAGAGGGACTGCCCGGCCTGGGCGTACTGGCCATAGCCGCCCATGACGCCCTGGCCGGCGGCGTTCTGGCCGGCGCCGTTCTGATTGGCGGGAGTGTTGATCCCGAACAGGCCCGGCACGCTACCGACAACCTGCGTCATGATGGGCATGACGAACTGGTTTTCGAGGAATCCGAGCAGGATGCGCTTGCCGATGGTCCGGCCCACGTCCTGCCAGTCGGAGTCCGGGTCCAGAAGAGCCTGCGTGACGTCGCGCGACATCTCCTTGGCCGTGCCCTGGATCTCCTGCTGAAATGCCTTGATGGCCTGGGTGTCGGCGATCTGCTCCTGGAGCCGAACCCATTCCGCCACGTTCGCCGCTGTGGTCGACTTCGCCAGCTCTGCCGCCTCCTGCTGGATCTGGAACGACTTCAGCGCTCGCTGGCGCAGCGGTTCGGCCTGCCCCATCAGGGACAGTTCCTTTTCCGCATAGGCGAGTTGCCGCTTGGAGGGGTCCAAAACGGCAGCATCCGCGGCAGCGGCCCGCCACTTCTCCTGTTCCCGGACCTTTCCCGCGATGGCCTTTCCCTCAGCCGTCGACGCCGTGGTGTGGGCCTTCGACAGCGCCTCCGCGATCTTGGTCTGAGTGTTCGCTTCCCGCTGAGCCTCGACGCTCTGCCCGACCACACCGGCCAGCCGCTGTTGCTCGGCGATGCCGCGGTCCAGTTCCTCCGACACCTTCCGGTAGGCCTTGGCGTCACGCTCCGCTTGGCTTTCGGCATTCCGGTTGGCGGCGTTCGCGGCCTTCTGGTCGTCGGCGCGCTTCAACTCCAGGCGGTGAGCCTCTACGGCCTTCGTGGCGACCCGCGTCGCCGTCTCTTCGGCGTAGAGGATCGGCATTTCAGCTTTGATGGCGTCGTCGTACGCCTTCTTGTACGTGGCGGCCCGAACCTGCTCCTCAGCATAGCTCTTCATGGCCTTCTCGCCGCCCTTCAACGCGGCAATCTTCTTGTCTAGGTCATCCTCTTGCCAAAACAGCCTAGCGGCGGCCTGACCGGATGCGAGGGCGAGATCGTATGCGGTTTTTGCGGCCTCGCGCTGTGCCTCCGCCACCCCTATCAAGGCGCGCTGGGCATCCGTGGCCGTCCCGTCCAAATCGGCAAGCCGGGCCAGGAGAACGCGAAGCTGTTCGTTCCCGTCCATCAGGGACCGAATTTCGCCATCCTGAAGGAGCTTGATCGCCCCCGCGCGGTTCATGTCTTGCAACTTTTCCATGAAGCCCAAGAGATCCTTGTCACGGCCAAGCTGTTGCAGAGCCGTCAGGACGGCAGGAACATCCTGCGCCCCACCGATGGACGTGATCCGGATCGTATCCCAAGCGCTTTTGAAGTCCTTCGCCTGCTTCTCGCTTTGCTTGGCAATGTCCGACTCCAAGGTAAGCCGGAGAAGGCGCTGCATTTCGGTGCTGAGTGCCCGGTATTTATCAGTGAGCGTGTCCAGAGTCCTGCCGCTCTCCAGTGCCCGCCCCTCAAACATTTCGAGCGTGTCAGTGAAAAGGGACGTCTGCTCGGCGTTTTTGGACATCATACCGGCCACGACGCCGCCGACGTTGACCACCGCGCCGAGCGCGGCGCCCATTGGCCCGAGCGTGCCGAGCAACTGGCCGGCCTGCATACCGAATACCGTCCAGGCGTTCGCTCCGGTGGCGATCTGGTTGGCCGCGTCACTGATCTGGTAGCCCGACTGCTGAACGAAGCCGTTGAGCCGCCGGGTCGATACTGCGGCAGCGTCCTGCGCGTTGGCGGCAGCTTGGGTCGCTCGAATGCCAGCGGCGAGAGAAGTCGTGCTCTGCACTGTTGCAGCGGAGAGCGCCTTCTGGCGCTGCTCAAGCTGAGCGAGGAGCTGCTGGGCGCGATCTGCGTTGGGTCCATTGGCAGCGATGACCGCGTTGAGCTTCTGCTGATCTTCCGCCAGACGACGGGATGCCGCCGCCACCGGGTCGATACGGCGTTCCAACGCCTCAAACTCACGCCGGGCTTTGTCCGTGGACGCGCCTTCCGTCACGCCCTTGATTGAAACCCCAAGCTCTTCGAGCTTGCGCTTGGTCTCATCCAGACGGTCAGCTTCGACCGCAAGGCGGACACTGACAGTTTTCGTGGTCACCATGGGTTACCGTCCGATGATGTTGGAGAGGTTGGCAACGAGCCGGGCTTGCGCCCGCTCGGCCGCGCCGCTGATGTCGAGGAGTTTCCGCCCGCGGGTCTGACGGACGAGAAGGAAGAGCGGGATCGAGGTGGCGCGTCCGGCGCCGCCGCGGGCCAGCGTGTCGCCGCGGGCCTTGCCGTCGGCAACCAGCAACGCCCGCCCGCCCCCGCCAATCGGGACGAACCGGAGCGGCCCGAAACGCTTCTCGGCAGCCTCAACATTTGACCACTTGGCCGGCACCGGACCGGTCCGCGTCGCCCCGGGGCGCGGCTTGCGTCGGTCGAGCCCGGCTTGTTTCGCCGCTTCCAGCGGGATCGCCAGCCACTTCCCGCCCTTCGCCCGCACCGACTCCCCGGCGTCGAAGGCATCGTGGAGCCGGGTGGCCTTCGAGTAGATGAGACCGGCGGGGCGCAGCGTCTTCCGCCCGCTCTTTGGGTAGAGGTCGAGACGCCACGCCTTTTCCAGCCCAACGCCCAGTCCAGCGCTGCGGACCTGGGCACGCAGTTCGGCTTGGAGCTGTTCCGAGACAGACCGAACCGCCGCTCGGGCCGCGTCGCCAATCTCACCAATCCGCTCGTTCAACAACCCCTTCAGGTCACCTTGAATGCGGCCAACGATCATCATGGCTCGCCCTCCACCAACTCCGCCTCGGCCCGGCTCATGATCTCGAAGGCGTCCAGCATGATCGCGGCCTGCTCGCCGTAGCCGCCCGCCTCGGGCAGATGCCCCATGACCGGCACAACGCCCGCAGCCATGCCGCCGATGCGTCCTGGCGCCGGCCTGTAGGCCCGCCAGAGGCGCACCATCTCCCAATCGGCTTCGCTCAGCAGGTAGCGGGGGTTTCGGGCGTATCGCTCTCCGAAGAGGTCCCATTCGCTTCCATCAGGAGCTTCGTCTCCGTCGGGGAAGGCTTCCGGCCGTCGTGCGACTGCGACGGCGAGACGGAGTTTTTTTCCTGATCCTTCCCGACGCGCATCAGGCTGATGATCTTGACGCCCACCGCGCGCAGCTCCCGCTCATCCAGGTGCTGTAGCGTTTCGTCGGTGGTCAGCCCGCCGCGCCGCTCGAACGGGGCGTCGGCGCCGTCCTCCGTCTTGACGCCCTCCCACCCCAGCAGGAAGTGCCGGGCCGCGATGATGGGCGACACCGACAGGTAGAACTCGCGGTCGCCCTCCAGGGCGGCGTAGCGGCGCCCCAGCGCGCGGGCGAGGCGGTCGATCTCGCCCAGCCGCTCGACCGCCTCGGGGTCCACCTCGCCGTCGGTTGCCGCCTCCGCTTCGTCCACCACGGCCAGCAGCTCGTCCAGGTTGGCCGGCGCGCAGGCGCGCAGATCGTCTCGCAGCGCCCGGAACAGTTCGGCGTCGCCCGGATACATGGCCCCGGCGGCGCGGACATCGCGGCGCCACGCGGCACGCTGGAGATAGCTCGGCACGGCCAGCAGGTATACCGGCTGCGGCTTGGCGTCCGCTTCGCCCTGCGCCTTGGCGATCAGGCTGGCGAAGGCGGTGCGCGCCTCATTGGTGTCGGCTGCGGTCTGAAGCTTCTGGAGAATGTCGATCTGGTCGAGGATGGGCGTGAAACGGATCACGTCCTTGGTGGAAACGGGTAGCATTGGTGTCCTCATGTCGGTTGAGGGGTGGGCGCGGGTGGCGCCGACATCGCCACCCGCTGCGCTTGCGCGCCCCATCGGCCGGAGCCGATCGGTTGCCCGGTGTCGGACCGGGAGTCGGTCAGTACAGGGTGAGGAAGGCGCCCGCGTCCTGACCGGTGCAGGCGAACTGCAGCCCCTGCGTGGCGAGGCCGTTGCGGTCGCCGGGCTGGACGTTGGTGTAGGTGCCCGCCGGGATGGTCAGGCCGACGCGGTTCCCGGCGACGGCGCCGTAGCTGAGGCCGATGGGCTGGGCGTTGCCGGCCCGGAAATCGGCGATGGCGTCGCGGGTCGCCACCAGTTCCTCCAGCGGGTCGCAGGAGCCGGTCATGTTGCGCGCGGTGATGATGGCCGGATCGTAACCCTCCGCCGCGTTCGGGTTGTCCGGGTTGGTCATCTGGTTGCCGAAGTCGACGGACAACGAGGCCATCGCCGCCTTGGCACGATTGACCAGCGCCCGGCCACCCTTCCAGATCGGCGGACGGGTGGCGTCGTAGACCAGCCCACCCGGTACCACGGCGTCGGCCTGCGAGCCGAACATGCCGGTGAAGGTGCAGCGCATCCGCCCGACGCCGCCGCTGGTGAACTCCAGCGTGGCAGTGCCGCGGGCACCCGTGACCTTGAGGAGCTTGCCATCCCGGTAGAGGTGGAGCGTCACGGACGGGATGTTGACCGAGGCCGGGGCATATCGGACGTTCACCGGGATCTGGTAGGAGGTCGTGGCGACGATCGCGCCGGACATCGTATCGGTGAGGGTCGCGGTCTTGCCGGCGGTGTAGTCCGTGATGAAGGACGTTCCGGCCACCGTGTTCGTGAACACAATGGGCATGCCGCGGTACTGCTGCGCCGTGGTGCCCGCCGTCGAGCCCAGCACCGCCGTCGTGTTGGTGCCGCCCGCCGCGCAAGCCTCCGGAGCGGCCGGAACGGCGGTGGAGGTGATCGTCTCCGCCCAGCCGCAGGCGCGCAGCAGCTTGCCCCACTCCGGGGCCGTGCCGGCGACACCGGAGCCCTTCAACAGCACGTCGAAGGTGACCTGGACCGTCATGCCGCCCGCGATGGGGCCACGGCTGTCCAGGCTGCCGGTGTGCTCGTTGGTCTGGATGATGTTCGGGTTGTAGCTGTGCTGCAGGTTCTCGACGAGCACGGCGTCGGTGCCGGCGACCGGGCCGGCGTCGACGCCTTCGGTCGTCTCGATCTTGGCCAGCAGGGCCTGATTGCGGGAGCGAAGCGCCATGGCTTAGGCCTCCTTCGTCTGGATGGTGGTGGCCTTCGCCGATCCGGCGGCCTTGGCCGGCTTCGGCAGCTCGGCGGGGGGCGCGGCGTCCGGCGCAGACTCCGCTTCGGCGGCCTGCTGCTTCTCGCGCTCCGCCTGCTCGGCCGCAGCGCGGGCCGCGCGTTCCTGTTCGGACAGGTTGATGGTCTTGCCGTCTTTCACCTCGAAGGTGTCGGCAGGCGTCGGCTCCACCGCCGCCGCCCGATGGGCCGGGATGTTCATGGTGTCCTCGGTGTGTGGGGTGTGGTCAGGGTGCCGCGGTGTAGGGGTCGCCGGGGCGGGTCCAGAACTCGACGGTGAAGGCCGCGAAGGCTTCACCAACGCCGCCGATCCCTTCGTCTTCCGCCGTCGCCTGATCGGCTTCGGACAGGTTCGTGTCGACGGCGATACCGCCAAGCGTGTGGTCGGCTTCGACGGCCTGCTGGATGGCGGCTGAGAGGTCCGATAGGGCTTGGTCAAGCGCCCTGTCGGTGGCTGCCTTGACGAGCGCCGCGACGGTCATGCGCTCCAGGTTGCGCACCACGCCCGCGCTCACCTGCTCCTGCGACACAATGGATGTGCGCATGACCAATGCAGGAAGGCTGTCTTCCGGGACCGTCTTGCGCCGGCCTCGGTAGACGGTGAAGGAGCCCGGCACATTCCGCGCGGAGACGGTGCCCAGCAGCGATTCGAATGCCGTCAGCACCTGTTCACGGACGGAGATTGCCATTATGCCAACTCCAGGCGCCACAGCAGCCGGTCAGGGTCTGGCCGACGAGCCGATTGGATGGCGTAGGTCTGCCCGCCGATGGCGAGCGTCCCCTCCTCCTTCATGGACCCCACTTCGCTGGCGCGAATCTCGGCGATCCGAGCCGGCGTCGAGGTTCCGACGTCCTGGTAGCGCCAGTTATGATCGCCGTGGCTGAGCGTGGCCCGACACGGCACGGGCGCCCCGCCGTTGGGTGGCGTGTAAAGGGCATCGTGCGCCATGTTCGGATCGTCGAACAGGACGTTGATCGCATCATCGAACACCGACATTAGAAACCTCCAGATGCATGGACGGGCGTCATGCCCCTCCCCCGCCTGTTACCCATGGCGTCAATTTCGGAGGAAGCCATGCCCAACGCGAATGTGGATCAGACGGTCAACGAAGTTCTCCGGGACGGGAGGCCGCGCTCGTTCACGCTCCCGGCCGACAGCTTCAACGCTGACCGCTCCGGCGAGCTGGCCCCGTTCCTCCGGTCGCTCACTGACCGCGGCCTTAAGGTCGAAATCCGCGGTTCCACGGAAGCACTGGCCGACGCCAACATTTATCCAGGCACGGCAGTCGAGGGCTGCTCGATCTACGAAGGCGACAGCGGTGAGGCCGGCCGGATGCTGCTGTTCCTGATCGAGCCTGCCAAGTAGACCTCAGATACGCGAAAGGCCGCCCGGAGGCGGCCCCTCGCGAGGTCGTTCAGGCGGTCATGGTCAGGCTGCCGCCGTGGTGGTCCCGTTCAGGCGGACGTTCACGGTCGTGGTGCCATTACCTGCCGCCTCGATCGCGGCACCGATGGGGTATTTGCCGGAGCCGGGGGCGACGCACTGGCGGGTAGCGATGTCGAAGGACACGACGCCGCCGCTGGCGAAAGTGGTGGAGGCCCCTTTGGGCAGGGCGAACACGCCCTCGATCGCGATGTCGAGGGCGGCACCCGCGGCGGCGTCGGTTGCAGCCACGCCGAAGAGGGCGCCGACGATCATGCCATCCCCGCTCGACACGCCACCTGACGGGGCCGCAACGGTGATGGTATGGCCGGGCTGAAGATAGTTTTTCATGGACGGTCTCCAGAAACGGCGAAGGCGCCCGCATGGCGCCTTCCTGCCGTGACGATGGTGATGTGGATGGATCAGTTGCCGGGGTTGAGATAGGTGCCCCGGTAGTCGATGACGCCGCAGGCGAAGTCGAGACCGACCGCCACCTTCAAGGCACGAGTGTCGAAGTCGATCTCGCTGCGGATCTGCGGGCCGGTGGCGCCATTGACGTAGCCATAGACCACGGTCGGCAGGACCGCTGGGTCGGCAAACATCATCCAGCGATTGCCGGCGTTGTTGGCGTCCACGATCAACTCGAACTGATTGGCGTACGGGTTAACATCGGACGCCTTGGTCGCCTGGACCGCGGTCAGAAGCTGGCGGGCCTCCAATTCCTTGGCGGTGCCGACCACCAGATAGCGCGGACCGATGGACATGTTGATGCCGTCCAACGTCTTCTGGTTTCGCATCGCCTGAACGGCGGAGCCAACCGCGGACACGGTGACGGCGGTGCCGGCTCCCGCCTTGTTAGCGTGGCCGCCGGCAGTGGCGACCGCCGTGGCGTTGAACAGGGCGCCGCCGTCGCTCATGGTCGGGCCATCGCCCGACAGCAACGCGTAGACGAGCGCGTTTTCGTCCTGCGCCACGCGGACACCGATCATGCCGGTGAAGTCGGAAAAGGCCGACAGGTCGTCGTTGATCAGCGCACGACGACCGATGGATAGGCCGGCGCCGTATTCCTTGGCCGCGATGGTTTCGCGGCTCTCGGAGACGGCGCCATATCTGGTCTCGCCGGCCTCCTTGATCTCCTTCAGGGCCGGAAAGTCACCAAGCCGCAGGAACTTGTGATCCTTGAAGTCGGTGAACGAGCGCTGCGCCGAGAAGGTGCGGTAGGACGGCGCGGCGGCTTGATAGCGGGGCAGCAGAATCTTGTTGCCGGCATCCTGCAGCAGCAGCGGGAAATCCGACGTCGTGTGCATGGCCGAGCGGGAAAACAGCGCTTCGACTGCGTTGATGTGGTCGCGCCCGTCCAGCTTGGCTCCGCGGGCATTGGCGAGATGCACGATCATATCGGCGACGCGGAAGTGCATAAACTCGCGGGCACGATCCGGCGGGGCCTGGAAGGTCGCACGCGCAGCAATGGCGTCGGCCATACGCGAACGGATTTCCGCCGGATCGTCGCCGGACACGCCGACGCGGATCGCAGAGATGTGCGACTGTTCGGAGCGGGCAGCCAGGGCCACCAAGGCGGCGGCGTTCACCTGTTCCACTGTGGAACCGGCGTCGGTGTGCTGGCGGACAAAGTCGACGCCCAGGGCGTGACGCTGCGCCACGTCGTTGACATGGGCGATGCGGGCACGCTCCGCGGTGACGGCCGCATTCACCGCAGCGGCATCGGGGGCGGCCACGCGGGTGTTCTCGTCGGGCACGCTGCCCGGCTCGTGCTGGATGGGGTCCGGCATGTTGGCGCTCTCCTTGTTGGCGGGCGACGCCCGGTTGATGATCTGGCAGGGGGCGGAAGACTGGTCGGCGGAGCGGGTGCCCGCACCAGGGTCGGCGCCGATGGGCACCATGGACAGTTCCATCGGCTGCCAGTCGATGGCGCGGTAGGTGGGCGGCTTGCCGTCCTCCTGCATCACCTCGAACTTGCGGACCGCGTAGCCGACCGAGACGTTGCGGATGATGCCGGTGCGCACGTCGTTCCAGAGCGGTTCGACGTCCGGACGCTCGGAGAAGCGGACCAAGGCGGTGCCCTGCGTCCCGTCCACCGCGGCCCTTTCCACCACGCCGATGACTTGGCCCAGGTCGTATTGACCATGGTTGTTCAGCAGCGGCGCCCCGCCGTTCAGGCGGGTGAGGTCGCAGTGTTCGGGGTCGAGGGACAGAACTTCGAGGTAGCGTTCCCCGGTGCGGTAGTTGACGCGGGGAACCGCCGCGCCCGTGGACCACACCAGCTCGATTGTGCGCGCGGCTTCGTCCACGGTCCGGACCGCCGCCGCGCGCGTCTGCATCGGCATGTCCATGATCTGGTCAGGCATTCGGGGGGTCTCCCTGCTGTGCCCCGCCGGACTTGCTGACCTTGCGGGGGTCGGTGTCGAGAATGATGCCGAGCCGGTCCAACTCACCGTTGATCCGCGCGATCTCGGCCAACTGCTGCTTGGGGTCGTAGCCCCAACGAGCGACGAACTGGTCCCAGGTGAAGCGGCCCGACCGCACGGCCAGGATGTCCGCGGTCATGTCCTTCACCGGGTCGATGGGTTCGTGAGCCGGGGGGCTCCACTCCACCGGATAGTCGCCGTCGGGAAGCTGTCCGGAGAGGATCGCGGTCGCGATGAAGTGGCGCCATATTGGCGCGCAGGCCATCGGGATCAGGACTTGCCACTGCACCTGTTCGACCAGCCGGCGGAACTCGACCTTTCCGGCGCGCATGCTGGAGTAGTTCGCCTGCCGCAGGTCGCCGGTCATCTGGTCGTAGGTCACCCCGGTTCCGACCGCCATCGCCATCAGCGTGTGCAACGTGAAGGGATCGAAGCTGGGCGACGCCGTCGGGTTTAGGAACTCCACGGATTCTCCCGGCTTGAGGTAGGGGACCATGCCCGGTTCCATCCCCTCTACCCGCCGCCCGCCATCGGTCTCGCTGCTGACGCCGATGGGCCGGTCGTTTCCGTCCTCCGCCTGCGTCACCACCATGCCGATGCACGCCTCCATGCGGGCGCGGACGATGGCGGCCTCGTGGAAGTCGTCCAGGTCGCGGGCCTTGAGCAGCACCGGGGCGAACCACGGCACGCCACGAACCTGCCCGGTGCGCAGCTTCCGATAGACGTGCATGACCTCCGACGCCGGCACGATGGCGCTGCTCAGGCCTTGTGCGGTGAGGCTGTAGGGGTCGCCGGGGTGGGAGTTGAACAGCCAGTAGCCGGTGCGCCGGTCCAGCGGATCAAACTCCACGCCCTGGATAGTGCGGCGCCCGCTCTGGGTGGCGTCGCGCGAGGAGTCAAGGAAATCACCCTCCAACACCTGGACCTGATACGGCACCGGCAAGCCGTCTTCAGGGCGGCGGTTGCGGTGGCGCACCAGAACCTCCCCGCCCTCCACCATCGTACGCAGGATCAGCGTCTGGAGTCCGGAGAAGTCCAGTTGCCCTTCGGCGTCGCACTGCTCCGACCAGCGGGAAAACAGGGCATCGACTTTCTTGTCCAGCTCGGGCTTGCCGGTGCGGCTCTGCGGCATGATGCCGGTCCCCACCACGTTGGCGGCCCAGATGTCCACCACGCGGGCGGCATAGGGATTGTTGCGCACCAGATCGCGGGAGCGGGCGCGCAGCCGGGCCATGGCCGGGCCAATCTCGGCATTGGCCGAGGTGCCGGCGGTGTGCCAGCCGTCCGCCCGCCTCCCGGTGGTGGCGCCGTCATAGCTCCGCTTCATCAGGCCCATTGCCACGCGGGCGCGCATGCGCTTCGCCCCGGCTTCCGGGGAGAAGAAGCCGATGGCCTTGTCTAGAATGTTCATGGGATCAACCCCGAGAGAACTTGGTCACGCTGGTGCGGCCGGCGGGCCGCGACGGGCGCAGCGGATTCGGCAGGCCAAGAGCGGCGGCGGCTTTGCCAATGGCGTCTTCCAGTTCGTTCATCGAACGGTACTCAACCCGCTTGCCGTCGATCGCCACGCTGGTGGTGCCGGCGGCCCAGGCAGCGACCAGGGTGTTCAGCTGCGCTTGCGTCAGTGCCATCTTACCGCCTCCCCCATCCGCCACCGCGTCCACCCAGCCAGCCGCCAGAGGGGCGACGCGGTTCCTCCCGATTGACGCGATTCCCGCGCGCTTCGCTCGCCGTCTCAGTGGGGGCCGACGCCGGGGCTTCCGGCTTCTTCTCCCGAACGGCCATCGCCTTTGACATCTCGGCCCACCGACCCGCCGTCCAGCGCTCCATGCCCATGGCGATGGTGCAGGCCCTGGCGTATTTCCACCCGTCCAGAGCCTCGGTGGCGTGGACCTGCTTCCATTCCCCGCGGTCCTCCATCCACTGGTCGCCGACGAGTTGCTTGCACACCTCCTCGGTGGCCAGCTTGGATAGATGGATGAAGCCGGCGGGGTGCCCGGCGCCGACAGCCCGCTCCTCGTCGGTCGGCGGCTGCAGGCTCAGCTTGCCGTACAGCTCCAGCGTCAGCGCGTGGCCGCCGATCATGCCGAGACGGAGGCCGCGTTTCCGGCGCTTGCCGTTGGGCGCGGACTCCCGGACGTTCGACCACGCAAAGGCCGGCGCCCCGAGGCTGGTAGCGCCCTTCACCGGGATGACCAAGCCGGGGTGCTTGCGGCTCCAGGCCTCCACCTGGGTGGTGGCGTAACCGGTGTCGGCGCCGACCTTGGACAGCGCCAGTTCCACGCCCGAGGCGTGGCGCCAGCGGCCCAGGATCGCCTGCGAGACCTCGTCCCACACCACAGCCTCGTACGGGTTGCCGGGGACTACGATGTGATCGACCAGCCAGCACTGCCAGTCCGCGCCCCAGGCCCAGACCAACAGCTCGACGCGGTTCTTCTGGACGTCAATGCCGCCGGTCAGGACCAGCCCACCAACAGGAACGCCCTGGTAATCCTCGCGGCGGTCGTAGAGCTGGCGCCACGCCGGAGCCTCGCCGCGCACCTCGTAGGTCTCGGCGAGCACCTGATTGACGAAGACGCGCAGCTTGTTCGGGTCCTTGCGGACGGCGACGAACTCCCGCGCGATCTCCAGCCAGGACGCGCCTGCGAACTGGCTGTAGCCGGCCCAGATGTGGAAGGAGCGGTGCGGCCAGTTCTGCGGGGCGTGCGCCCGCCACTCGCCGCGCTCGTCCATCCCGGCCTTGGCGTCCTCCTCGATGACGCAGCCGTTGACACAGACGTACCAAGCCTTGGTCGGCGCCTCCTTCGGCTCCCACCGGATGCCCGGTCCGGTGCCGTTGCCGAACACCAGGATCTGCATCTCGCCGCAGGTCGGGCATGGCACGTAGCGGTGTTCCTGGGTGCCCTGGAGGAACAGCGCCTCGATCTTGCTCGTCCCCTTCACGGTCGGGGTGGAGCCGGCGGCCTTCAGCGACTCGTCCGAGGTCAGGCAGCGCTTGAAGGCCAGCCCGACCTGATCGCCCTCGATGCCGGCGGTCAGGGGGTAGCCGTCCACCTCCTCCAGGATCACCTTGTCGGCGGTGATGCGGCGGAACTCCTTCGGGCTGTTCGCCCCCTTGATCTTGATCCAGCCGCCGGGGAAGCGCTTGGAGCGGATCGTGTTGGTGCTGTCCCGCGTCTTGGTCGAGAACAGGCGGCGCACCGCCGGCCAGAGCATCAGCTTGGCGACGTCGTCCTTGGCGAAGTCCTCGGCGTCGTCGATGGTCGGCTGGTAGACCAGCACCCGGCTGGGCGCCTGATCGGCGCAGAAGGCGATGAAGTTCTTGACGATCTGGCTGTAACCGATGCGGCTGGCCTTCAGCACCGAGATCTGCCGCACCTCCGGATCGGTGAAGGCGTCCTGGATACCGACCTGGAAGGGAAACGGGCGGTAGCGGGTGCCGTCCTCCAGCCGGGCGCGGCTGTTCGACCACTGGGACAGGGTCATCCGGCGGCGCGGCTTCAGCGCGGTCAGCCAGCGGGCGACCTGGGTGGCCAGCACCGGTCCGCGGACCCGGATCGCGTCATTCGTCGCCATCGTCGTCCCCATCCTTACTGGCCCCGCCCAACTCTTCCTCGATGCGGGCCATGCTCAGCTCGTCCAGCGCGTCTTCCAGGGCATCGGTGATGCGGTCCTTGAGGCGGCCATCGGACTTGGCGACCTTGGTCGGGACGCGCATCAGTTTCGCCTTGGCCATTTCGATCACCGAGACCATCGCAGCGGTGCAGTCGCTGGCGCGGACCAGCTCGCCACGCGCCTCGGCGTTCTTCATCGCGTAGTGGTCGGCCTGCTCTCGGGCCAGCCGGGCGCGCTCCGCCGTCAGGTCGAGGCCTTCCGCTTCGGCGTCGTCCGAAGCGCGGCCCGCGGCGCGTTCGCGGAGGTGCCGGATGTAGGCGATCCGGCAGGCGTCGAGATCCATCTGCCCGCGCCCATTGGCGCTGAAAACGCCCCGGTTTTTCAGCTCTCGGACGCTGCGGTCGGACAGGTCGAGGTGCGCCGCGATTTCGGCTTGGGTTGCCATCTTCACACCTCACCGGAAGGCCGAACCGGAAGCGGAACCCCCCTATGGAATTTTCACACCTGGACGATGACCGCGCCTTTGCCACCCGTATTCCCCGGCCGCCGGGAAGGACCCGCGGCCCGCCAGCCATGCCCCCTCCGCCCCGTCAGGCGGCGCGTGGCGTGGGCCTGGATGATCGAAGAGTGCGGCGGCTGTCGGGCTAGACCGCACCAGCGGCCACGCCAGCGCTGCGCAATGGGAGGTGCCCAGAGACGACAAAACCCGCCACGGCGAACCGGGCGGGCTGACAAAAAAGACGAAATGGTTTCGCCTTTCCGATTGACTGGCGAAATGATTTCGCCTATTCTTCTCCTGTCGGACGGGGATGGTCCCCACCGACTGAAAGGAGGTGATGCGCAGTGGACTTTCTGAGGTGGCTTAAGGGCCTCTTCCCGAAATTCCGGTTCAAGATCAGGTTGACCGCCGAGATTGAACTGGACACCAGGGACGAGAGCTAAGGGCCAAAGGGTGGGGTCGGGAAACCGGCTCCACCTCTCAGAAGATCGGAAGCGCATCACCTCCTAGCCCAAGAGGTTATCATGACCGCTGACGAGTTCAAGGCTTGGCGCAAGGGCTTGGGCCTGACCCAGCAGGAAGCCGGAGACGCCATCGGCATCACGAAGCGGAGCGTTCAGCTTTATGAGGCTGGGACGCAACCGGTGAGCCGAACCATCGCCCTCGCCTGCGCGGCCCTATCTGCCGGACTCAAGCCCCTTGGTGAGGCTGAGTGAGACGCTCATTGCCTCTGCTCCATACGCTGCCGCGCCGCCTCGATGACCGCGATCATGATGGCCAGCACGCCGGAAGGCGCGTCGAGGAAACAGGCCATGGTCAGCCCTGCCCTTTGCCGATTTGACCGCCCGGCAACTTGGCCAGCAGCAGTTTCAGCACCTCCGATCCGGCATAGCCCGCGCAGGTCCCCATGCCGCAGGCCATCAGCGTGTCTGCCTGGAGCTTCTGGGCCAGCACGCCCGACGCCACGGTCAGGGCCAGGATCGAAGGGACGTCCAGAACCACCACGCGGACGAGCGCCTTCCACCCGCCTTCCCGGCTTTCACGCGCCCAGCGGGCGAGCATGCCGATGACGACGCCGGCCAGGGTCGGCGACAGGGAGCGCGCCATCTGCGCGAGGTCGTGGCTGTTGGGGTCGGGCATGGACTTGGCTCCAGGCACAGAAAAACCCGCCACGTGGAAAAGGGGCGGGCCATTGATGCAACGCAACATTCGGTGTGGTGTTATAGACAACGCGAGCGCCGCCGAATAACTCGGTGCAATGCGCCCATAGGAGGACCATGAACACGCAGAAAGATCATCCAATCACAGGCGACATCGTAGACGATATTGATCTCGTGAATGTGGCCGACACTCCCAATGGCCACGAAGACCAACAATCTCCCGATGACGCCTATCGTTTCGCTGCAGGCCTTGCGCATCGCCCATCAGCTTAGCCCGAGCCGCTGCCGCTCTGGTCGGCACCGAATGCGTGGTGTCGGCCATGGCGTGGCTTTGGACACGAAAAACCCGCCACGGAAGACCGGGCGGGCAGGAAGACGGATCGCTGAACGGCGTCCGCAGTGGACCCGGAATCCGGTCCACCTCTTCGACCGGTATAACCCCTCGGAATTACCTCAGTCAATGGGGTTAGTTTCCGGCCACGATGCCGTGGGCCGAAACCTTCACCACCGTTTCGCGCCCGAACAGCGAAACCAGCACGCGGACGCGCTTCCCCTCGTCCACCTCGAACAGTCCTGGGAAACCCGCAAAAGGCCCCTGCAGCACTTCCACAGCCTGCCCCGGCCGGAAGGCTGGCACGGGCTCGCGTGGACGCAGATCAACGGCCCCTCCATCCGCCTCCATCCTGTCGACAATGGCACGCAGCACGTCCACCGGGACCGTGATGGGCCGGCGCCGAGCGTCCAGAGTCAGGTGCTGAATGCCGGGGCACCAGCGGAGATCCCACGCGTCCTGCCATGGACCGACGCCGACGAAAAAGTACCTTCCGAACAGTGGACGTTCGACGGTTTCAGCTCGGCCTGATCGGGTCAGAAGTTCGCGGCACATGGGCATCAGGACGGCATACCCGCGCCGACGCAGGGCGTCGGTGGCGATCTTCCGGCACTGCACCTGCGGCTTGACCACGGCGACGTGCCACACCTTGCCGTCGAGAGTCGGCAGGTCGGTCGGAGGGCTGGTCAGCATGGCGGTCACGGGAGGCTCCTCAGGCGATCAGGCGGCGGCATGGTCAGGGCGGCGGGAGGTGGCAGCGAGTTCGACAGCGAGTTCCGTCACACCGAGCGCAACGCGGAGCTTGTCCGTCAGATGCGCCGCCACCCAGTCGCGGATGTGCCGGCTCGGGGCGGAGACTGTGGCGGCGCCACCCTGGATGACCACCTCGCAGGGGGCGACCCAGGACGCGAACTCGGCGGGCGTGAAGTGCCCGGCGTAGGGGCTCGGCACCTCGGCGATGTGTGAGGATCCGGCTGCGCCGGTCCTGGCGGGCCGGGCGTTCGCGATGGCGGTCCGGACGTCGCTGTCCAGCACGGCGCGCAGGCTGCGCGGCACCCCCCCTCCCCGCTCGTCCAGCCGGCGGAACTGGCGCTGAACCTCCTCCACCGCCGCGGCGGCCGCGTCGGCAGGCGTGAGGCCCCGCTCGGTGCCGGCAGCAATCCAGCCCTCGACCAGTTCCAGGTCGGCGGGGGTGAGCGGTCGGTCCGGCAGGTCGAACCAGCGCTCGAAGGCGTCGGACAGGCCTTGGCGCACGGCGCTGACGGCAGATGGTATCCCCGGATCAGGGCCATCGGCCGGCGGGCGGGCCGCCTCACGCGCAGACGCGCGAAGCCCGCCAGCCGAGGATTTATCAGTTCCAGTACTCTCTTCTTGTCCCTGTCCCTGTCTCTGTCTCTTGCGATCCCGTCGGGATTCCCGATCATCATCCCGTCGGGATTCCTGTGCGGATTCCTGAACGTCATCAGGCGGGATATCCCGAGCCTCATCAGGCGGGATTGCCGCCGACACCACCGGAGGCTTGCGTTTGGTCAGCGCCTTGGACTGCGGGTTGAGCTTCGCCAGATACTCCCTGGCGGTGGCGATCTGCTCATTGATCTGCCGGGGGTCGAACTCGACACCCCATCGCTTGGCGTTTCCGGCGCCGCTGCTCAGACGCTGCGCCAGCTTCTCCAGCCACGCTTCCAGAGCCTTCTCAGCGACGACGGGGTGATACAGGCGGCCGTCGGAACACAGCACCCATCCGCGAAGCGCGCCAGCCTTGCGGAGCTTTGCCCAGGTCTTCAGGTCACGGCCGTAGCCCAGCGTCTTGCACAGCACAGTGTCATCGCTTGCCAAGCTCGCCGCCGGAACCTGATGCCACCCCTTGCACCATGATGCGACGCCGGCCCGGAACGCCTCAGCGTTTTCCAACGCCATGATCTCGCTGTCCAGCAGGCGCGCCACCTCAAGAGGCATGAACCGGAAGTCGGTGAGGTCGACTTCGGCGGGCACCAGGGGGGCGGGGAGCGATTCTGTGCTCATGCTGCGGTGTCCTCAAGCGAAGCCGGAGCGTCCGCTTCGGCGGGCCAATCGCTGTCCCGATCCAGGGCCTTGCGGCACGGCGGAATCCAGCGCAGGCGGGTGTCGGTATGGCCCCTGGCCCAGACGATCCAGGTGTAGCTTGTGGCGGTGCTGGCGGTCCGGTCGAGGCGGCCTTTAACCATCGGCACGCGCTCGGCGAACTGCGCCACGACGGCCGGCGGATGGTCGGTGAAAAGCCGATACCGCTCGACGGTCTCTAGGAAGGAGGTGCGGACGAGAATAGCCGCGCCCTTTTCAACGGCCTCCTCCTCCATCAGCTGGAGCGCCCGGCGGGCGAACTGCTCGCCGAGCCGAAACGGTGGGTTGGTGATGATCCAGTCCGTTCCGCCGATGCCTTCCGGGATGAAGGGCATCAGGAAGTCGTGAATGACGAACCCGGCGCCATAATCGTGGACGTCCGATCCGGCCACGGCGAGGGCGTATTCCTGAAGCGGGCGCGCCATGTCGCCGCGCCCACACGCGGGGTCCCAGGCGACGTGGCCGAACAGACCGATGACGTGCTCACACAGAGCCCGCGTGGCCCAAGGCGGCGTCGGGAAGAAGTCCAGGGAGTCGTGCGGCTCGTGCCGCTGGGCCATGACGGCATGGCTGCGGTTCTGGGTCACGCGTACCTCCGCTTGGCGTTCGCGGGAGCGGCGTCGAGCGGCAGCACGTAGATGGTCAGGCCTGGCCGATCGGCGAACGCTTTGGACACCCGCAGATCCGTGACAAGCGAATCGTCGAGCCACACGACCTTGTTAAAGGCGTCCATGACGATCTTCGCGATGTTGTCGATGTCCGGCTTTCCCGTCGCGGCAATGGTCCCGGAGGCGGCGCCGGCTCGCTTCCAGGCCGGCCACCCTTCGGTGGCGATCATGTCGACGTGAACCTCGACGGAGCACGGCCGCTCGATCAGCGCCCGCCCGGCCATCGCCGACTGCGCGGCGAGGCGGAGGGCGCCTTCGTAATGCTCCGTCGCAGCCGGCGTGTAGGTCCGCCCGGTGGCGCGGACGAACCGGGGACGGCCCTTTCCGACCACCGGCCCATCCAGGCGGATGGAAAGCACCGCCCCGCCCATCATCAGGCGCTCGCCCCGGGTTTGCCCTGCTCCGCCGACCAGCCGCGGCGGTAGGCATCGATCATGCTGGGCGGCCAGCCCTGCGGATGCCCGTCCAACAGGCCGCGCCCGGCCCGGAAGTAGGCCGCGCCAACCTCCTCCGCGCGCTCGAGAGCTTCCTTGCTCGGCCGTCCGGAACCGAGGACGGGAAGCGCGACGTCCGACACATCGGCCCCGCCGTCGGCGATGATCTCCTTCGTGACCGCCTCCAGGGCCTCGCGCAGGGCGTCCGAAACCGACGACGCGCCGGCCGTTGCCTCCTGCCCAGCGAAGCGATCGGCGAGGAAGTTGCGCGCGGCCGACGCCACCGCCTCATCGGTGAACAGCCACAGCAGCTTGTCATCGTCGGTGTCGCGCAGCTCGAACTTGCTGGCGTTGGCGCCGTCGGTCACCGTCACCACCACGAACCGCGGGTCAGCGGCTTCCTCCGGCTGGCCTCCGCCGCCACCGAACATGTCCGGCTGGTTGTCCTTCGGGACGTCAGGCTGCAGGTTGTCGCCCGGACCGGCGAATCGGTCGACCCCGGCCACCACGACCAGCACCTCTTGCCCGCGCGCCTCGAACAGGTCGCCGGCCATGTTCTTGGTCATCTCCAGATCCAGCTTGGCGACGAACTTCTTCTCTGCGTGCTGGTAGTCGACCAGCGTTCCGGCGATGGTGACGCGCCCGGCCTGCGCCAGCTTCCGGTCCAGTTCGTCGACCAGGTCGCGACCGAAGGTGAGCGCCTGACCGATCAGCACGTTCTGCTCGGCGAAAGTCATCTGCGCCCAGGCCTTCGGCACGGCCTTGAGCTGGTCGATCAGCAGCTTGGCGACGCGGGTGTGAGGGCTGGTGGCGTTGATCTCGATGATCGGCGGATTGGCGGAGGTCCCGGCATCGCCCTCATCGACCCCGTCGGCGACAGGTGTGCTGTTCACGCCTTCGTCAGCGGTCGGAGTTTCGGTAAGCACGTCCATGTGATAGACTCCAGTTGTTGCTTGCTGTTACGGCCTTTCGGCCTGGAGCCCCGCCGCGCACCGGCGGGGTTTTCTGTTGTTCAGGCGCCCTTCCCGCGCCGCCCGGCGGCGGACAGCGCGACCCGCGTGCCGACGGTGACGCGGTTCCGGGCGCGCTCGCGGGCCTTCGCCACACGCTGGGCGTCGGCCTCCTCGGCGACGGCGCGCAGATCCTGCGCATCGGGGCGGGTGACCTTGGCGCCGGCGGCGATGGCCTGCTCGGCAAGCCGGGCCAGCTCCTGGGCGGACGCCCGGTGGCCGGCGGGGCGGCGCCGGATCAGGTCCGTGAGAACGTCCATCAGCGGGTAGCCTCCGACCAGGAACGCACGCCCTTGACGATGCCGGCCAGCCGGTCGCGGATGCGGTCGGCCTTGGCGGTGACGACGGCGATCGTGCCCGCGGAGAAGCCGCGCCGCGTCTTCCGGGCCTCGTCCTCGGCGCGGGTCAGCTCCATCGCCAGCTCTCCCAGGTCGCCGGTCAGGCGGAGCATCTGGTCCTTGACGTCGGTGGTGTGTGAGCCGTGGGCGCCGTGCGTCTGGACGGACACCGTGTCGCCGTAGAGGCGGTACAGCGGCGGCTCCTCGCCGGTCATGGTGAAGTAGGCGGTATCCAGGGCGGCGGCGCAGGACAGGCCCGGCTCGGCGTCCTTGTACGGGTCCATCCAGGCGCGAACGGTCCAACGGCTCTTGTTGGTGATCTGCGCGGCGAGCGCAACGCCGGCCTTCACGTCGCCGCTGCCCAGCGTCTGCACGATCTTCGCTAGGGCTCCCGCGGTGGTCTCGGCGTCTCGGGGGATTTGCAGGGTCATTCCAAGGGCTCCGTTGGTTGTATTTGCCGGTGGAATTGCCCCGGCTGAGAATGGCGGCATGAGACGACCGACCCACGCCAATGGAGAGGCCACCCGCCTAAGGGTTGGCCGAATCGCCGAATGCCCAGACGACGGCGCGGCGACGCGCGGCGTAGGCTTGACAGGGGTCCGAAAGCTGGGAGTCTGTGCCCGGCGTCGGGCAGCCTTCGTCGTGGAGGCGGGACCGCGCGTTCGGCATGGCGCGGCTGCGGCTTACGCCGCCCCCTGGTCGTCGGAGGCGGCGAAGAAGTCGTTCGGAGTCAGCTTGATTCCCCGGTTGCGCGCAGCCGCTAAGACGGCAGGCTGCTGCCGAGCCGGTATGAACCCTCGCTTTTTCCAAGCAGCCACAGCCGACTGTCGGACTCCGACAGCCTCAGCCAGAGCGGTTTGGGTCCCGAACTTTTGGATGATGACATCGGCTTGCGTGATCATAAAGACAACTTATCATGTTGCGTGATATAGTCAATCACGATACATCGCTTGCCGCAGCACCTCGCTCGGCATCACGTTTCGTTATGGATTTTGCCGAACGGATAGCCCAGGCGCGCAAAGACGCCGGCCTCACACAAAGCCAACTTGCCGATGCTGTTGGCGTTGGTCAGTCCACCGTAGGCATGTGGGAGCGTGGAAAGAACGAGCCCACCATCGAGATGATCCAGAAGATCGCAAACACGACGAAAACCGACGCTGGATGGCTTGCCTTTGGCAAGATCGACCCGCTATCGGTTCGAGGCGTTCAGAAAGGGGGCGCCGGGCTGAAAAGCCAAGAGCGGTCGCCTGTACCAACTCATCCAAGTCCTACCAGCGTCCCAGAAATCGATGTCCGGGCCGGCATGGGCGGCGGTGGCGAGTCGATGCTGGCCTACAAGCCGGACAGTAATGGCGACGCATGGCCAGAAGATGCCGTCACCGGCCTGTGGAACCTACCACCCTCCTACCTTCAGCAGGAACTCCGACTGCGTCCTCACGCCGCCCGGATCATTGAAGTCCAGGGCGACTCGATGGAGCCCCTATTGTTCTCGGGCGATAGGGTAATGGTGAACCTGCTGGACCGGGCACCGTCCCCGCCCGGCGTGTTCGCTGTATGGGACGGGATCGGCGTCGTCGTGAAGCGCCTGGAGTTCATCCCGAACAGTGATCCGCCCTGCATCGTCATCAGCTCGGACAACCCGAAGCATGGGCGCTACGAGCGCACGGCCGACGAGGTGAACATCATCGGGCGCGTGGTGTGGTTCGCCCGGCGGATGTGACCCCGCCACCCCCTTGACTCCTCACCTCACGAACGCGAACATAGTGCGAACATTCATTATGGATTTCGCCATGCCCGAGCAGCCGCCCCGCCAGCTTTTCGTCGTTGAAGCCGCACGGCGGCGCGTCGTGGTGTCGGCGCGGGACGCAGGTCGGGCACGCACCGTCGCTGCAGTCATGCTGCTTGGCAACGCGCATGCAGCGGACCGGGATGCCCTGATGGTACGGGAGCCTGAGGAGGAAGAGCGAGCGGTGTTCGCTGCTAAGTGCGCCGAGATCAGGCAGGACGGCGGGCTTCGGCTAACGGCGGTTCCCTTATAGACATTCATCGCTGCCGTTAAGCAAAGAAGCCCGCTCATTCAAATTAACGGACAGGCATAATGTTATTCGAGGGTTACTCAGCCATAGCCCAACTTCCAGCCATCACGAACAGCGCTTTTCTTAAAGCAACAACCTCATCCTCTTCGTTGATAGAGCATCGGAAGTAGGCAGTGATCAGCACTCGGACCGCAGCTGTAAAGTTGACCGCTTCAGGACGCGCCTCATCAATGCGCATGGACAGCTGGTTGCGCGTCATTTTTTGATCTACACAGATTTCGTCGTAAGCATCCCAAAGTTGGCGCTCCAAGCGAACTGAGGTCCGGCTGGACATGGTCTTGAGATTTCGGGAAACCAACAGCTTGTTGACTACGCGCCGCGGGCGGGCACGATCCTGCCTGTTTTCGGCACTCAGCATCTGATCAGCTCCGCCTCAGGCAGGCTCAAAGCCAGTTCGAACTCTGGATCGCCTGCCGCCTCGGCACCGCGGGCAAGCGCTGGGTGGACACGGCGGCCGGTCAGGCTCATCCGCATGGGATAGACGCTCTCACCGTTCCATTCGACCGGGACGCCGGCGAGTTCACCACCGAGACGGCGCCAGAACGCTACTCCCTTCGCATCCCGCGACATGCCGATGACTTGCCGATAGCCCTTGGCCGCGCAGAGGTCGAGCGCAAATCCGACGAGCTGACGGAATGCCTTGAGACTGCGGTACTCATCACGGATCGCCATCCTCTCGAAGCGCGGGGCATCAGGGAACCAGCGGATGCGCAACGTACCAGCCGGCTCGCCGTTGACCCTCATCAGCACGTGCGAAGAGCACCAGTCATTCGAATCGAAATGACTATTGAAGTTTCCCTTCGACGTCGCCAGCCAAACCATGGACCGGATTGCGATGATCTCGGCACGGTCACGCTCGCTGGAGACCAGCGTTACGACGATCTTATTCTGTTCTATACCGCTACTCTCGAAAGTGGCGCTTGCGTACGAGGCGTTTCCCTCTCCGATGTATACGCCGCCGTCCATGGTTCACCCCCTTTGTTGAGGTGGACACTGGTATGCCTTCACGCCATACGTTAGTATCCACCCCAATTACTATAGGGGTATGCAGGTGTGCATAACGGCGGCACCCTCAGTTGGAGTGATGCACAGCTCGTTTTAGCCATTGCGCGCAGCGGCTCGTTCAAGCAAGCGGGCGCAATGCTGGGCATCGATCAGGCGACGGTCTCACGCCGAGTCGCAATTCTGGAGCGGCGCGCCGGCACCCCATTGTTCAGCCGGAGAACCACCGGAGCGGAGGCAACCGACCTCGGGCGAGAACTGATTGAGGCGGCGGAGGAAGCTGCACAGGCGATGCAGAGGTTTGAGCGGCTGTTACAAGCTGCCCGCCCGCCATCGGTCGTCAGCGTGTCCGCGCCCGAAGGGATAGCGACATACTTCCTTGGCCCGCATCTGCTGCGTAGCGCTCCTGCATCCTTTCCACCGCTACGAATCGTTCCTCTCGGGGCACCAGCGGAGATCCAGGTGGTGCTTGATGTTCACGGGGAAATTCCCGTGGGGAGCGATCACCGGCTCCGGCGCGCCGGCAGTATGAAATTCACGGCCGTCGCGGGCCGCGATTACTTGGCCGAGCGCGGCATGCCAGAGCGCCTGTCCGATCTCCGACGCCATGACCTGCTCCACCACGTCGTGTACGACCACCACCCCGCCTTTGGCGCCTGGGCCGACACTCTGCGCAGTGCACCCCAATCGCCGCTGCTGATCGCATCGACGTCTTCAGGCCTACATAGGTCAATGATCTCCGCTGGCGGGATCACCCTGCTTCCCGACTTCTCACCGCTAATCGACCCGGCCGCCGTGTGTGTGTCTTGCGGCCTGCCTGACATGTCGGTGGAGGTCTATGTCACCGCGCACCCCGATCACCTGCGACATCCAAGCGTGCGGAAAGCGTTCGACGCCATGACCCATTTGTTCGCACGGTCGCCGTGGTTCCAACGCTGATGGCCCGGAAACGCGAAGGGCGCCCGAAGGCGCCCACTTCAATCGTCAACCGCAACTGGCCGAGGGGAAGTGGCTCGAGGTAATGGCGGCTCATTAACTGTAATGTCGGGCTGGTGCATTCTGTCAGAAAGTTGATACAGCCCAAATAACGTTACCGCAATCATATGCCAAAAAAATAAAAGAAAAATCGACATGTAAAAAACAACGGAAAAATAGTGATAGTTTTGTGGAAGGAGCATTTTTGCGCTCTCTGCACATGCATTAGAAATCAAAACCCCAATAAATAAGAACAAACTTAGAAGAGTAAGATACCCAAACATTAATGACAAATACCGACGCCGCGTCAGATTAATAGTGCGCCAATGTCCGCCCGTCAAGGTTTCTACCGTTGGAACTGGCGACGGCATATAGCTGTCCATATCTGGCTTATGAAAAGTAGCTATAGCGGCAAGCGCCGCCAGATAGAAGCCCGGCATGATCGAAAGGAGAGTTGCCACTTGCTGCAGCAACCCATCCTTCAAGAAAATCTGTGGCCTTGGCGAGAGAAGAGCAAAGCCACTTGCCGTCAGAATTGTAATAACAAATGGCACCCCCCAATCAATCTTCCATTTTGATCTATCTTTTACAAACAGATAGTCAATCGGCCGCAGCAGTTGGTACCACAACATCATCGCCTCGGGCGGCAGGTTGTTCCGCTTCAATATTTAACCACGTTTTCATAGAAAATTCAATGACATCATGAATGCTCTCTTCCGCCTCCTTAAATATAATGTCGGTACGCCGAATTCGCTTTTTCTTAATAAATCCGTCCCCTCTCACATTTCCAGTATCTGTATCGATCTCACAGCTGTGACCAACGCCATCTTCCGACTGAAACGATATCTTTGCCGATGCATATTCTGCTTTTTTTCCAATCCGAAGGGCATCGCGCACAGCAGCCATTGGAGCCTCTCTCCAAGACTGTTGAGCAGGAGCAAGCTTTATTTCGCTTACTACCGGTTTGACGAGAGGGGTTTCACCTGTCCCCAAATGCCTAACCTCTCTGCTTATAAGGCTTATACCAGAAAGTTTGCCCGACGAGATTTCCTCCTGGAATTCTTCAGACAGATGCCCCTCAAGTACGGCTCTAGGCATGACCTTCACCATTCTTGGCTTTCCCTTATCTTGAGAGCCGTCCGGGTTGGGATACTCAAAAGCTTTAGGCTCCTCCCTTTTTACCTCCTTTAGAAGCCAGTTAAAATAGCGCTCTACAGAAGCTCGATTCAACTTGCTGCCAACCTCAAGCATTACTGAATATCGATTTCCATCTGGCGCATCGGAATGCAGCTTAAAAATAGCATGAACCGTTTCTGGCCGGCCTTCAGTGTCACCCTTATGCTCTTCTCTTTGTTTATCTGTAGTCATGTCACAAAAAGCAGCATCAGGTCCTTCACGGTCATTTAAATGAAGAAGCAATGTTACTGATTTAGCCTCATCAGAAACCTCCGACATCTTACATACACGGACTTTTCTGATATTATCCTTACCCCAGCGCGAAGTTTTATTTTCAGAAAACAATTTGTATATGCGCGACATGAACCAGCGAAGACCTTGAACTCCGCCAACATTATCGGGCGTCACGGAAAGAACCAAATCTAGAAAAAGAACTTCGCGAGTGTGTCTATCACGCATCTTAGTGTGTTCCCATAAAGGACAAATGGAGAGTTACAAGATGACCCATGCTAACGCTCAAGCAGCTTTTCTTTTACCTCGGGCCATTACTGCCCTGCCCTCCGCCAGCCTGCCGCCTGCGCCTCGCCCTCGGAGCAGAACCACCGCTCCCCGTCGCCCGTATCGATCTGCGTCTGGTCGTAAGACCGTCCACCGGGAACGTGATAGATGCGCTCGCCTTTCGAGTTGATGTTGCCCTTGATCTGGCAGCCGCTGGACGGAGCGCCCGCTGGAGCCGCCGCGGGCGCTGGGCGGCTCTGGTTGGCAGCCTGAGGCTTGCCCTCCCGCTTCGCCGCGCGCCATTCCCACGGCGGCTGGAACGTCCCTGCCCAGATGCCGGCGCGAGCCGCCCTGGCTGTCGCCTCGGCACCGACATAGTCCTTGCTGTACTGGCGGTAGGCCATGGCCCAGCCGTTGGCGGCCATCCAGGCGTTCAGGTTCTCACCGTTGACGAAGCACGCGGCAACGACTCGGCCATAGCGGTCCTTGTCCTTCTGCTCACACGTCACCGGGCGCCGTCCGATCCGGTCCGACAGCGCAAGCGCGGCCTTCTGCCCGCAGCGCCAGTCTTTCCCGGCGGCATCCTGGCAGAGCTGCGCGGACTCCGGCGCGTCGATCCCATGCAGACGGATGCGCGTCCCGTGGATCTCCAACGTGTCGCCGTCAATCACCGAGACGGTACCGGTCAGATCGGCGGCGAGGGTTGGGGCGGGGGCGGCAACCAGCAGGATCAACACAGCGGTGACTGAAAACCTCATTCTCTTTTTCACCTTGTTCAAACGGGCTTAGCGGCCCGCCAGCACATAGAGGCTGGCCCGCCCTAGGAGCCAGGACCCGATGGCTATTGGCACCGTGACGACCGTTAGCTCTTCCTCATCAAAAAGGGCCGCCATGCTCAGTGCCAGGAAGATCACGCAAAGCCCGCATCCAGCCCAGTAAATCACCTGCCCCAGACGACCGAGCATCACCGGCATCCATATCCGTAGCAGGGAGCCTGCGGCGTCCTGACGGACGGAACTCCGACGTAGGGAACAGACGGCGCCGACGGCACGGCATAGGGATTATGCGTCCCAGCTTGGCCGGTGTAGGGATTCACGTTCCCGCGGGTCGAGTAGTTGTCGAAGGGGTTGCCATTCGGCGAGGTGCGCATGTGCGGCTGCACGTAGGTGCCGTTCTGCCGCGTGTAGCCGCGGACATACTGATCGGCCAACGCACCTGAGGCGACGCACGCCAGGGCGGCGGCAACGGTCAAAGCCTTCATCATCCTCATGACTGCATACCCCCGCATGAGCACCCACCGTCAAGCGCTACCGAGGCGAGTATGGCAGTGGCGCGGAGCCCTCTCAAATCACTTATCGTGATTTACGGTTGACGTTATCACGTATCGTGCTATCGTTCGCTCACGCCCACGGATCACCCGGCGGGCGGGTTGCCTCCCCAACCTCTCCCGGCGGCGCGTCCATCCCGTGCCGCCGGGAACTCCTCGGGAGGCGAACGCAAGGGGGAGAGCCAATGACCAAGCCGCAGTTCATCAACCTGACCGGCGCCAACGGAAAGCCGCTGCGTGTCCGCGCGGAGCGCATCGACGCCTTCGAGCGTCTGATCAGCGAAACCGCCGTCTACATCGGCAGCGAGACTTACAAGGTCACCGAGACGCCCGAGCAGATTGACGCGCTCCTGGGGGTGACGGCGGAGCCGGTGCGGGATGCCGCGCCGGAACTGCTGGACGTCCTGGGGATGGTGGCAGTGCGCCTGCGAGCAATGGGCGGCATGACCCAGCGCGAGCAGATCGAGACGGCGGATTTGGTCGATGCCGCCATAGCCGCCGCCACCGGCCGGGGAGATGCCTGATGTCCGGCCCCCTCAACACCCCCTCCACCTCCTCCACTTGGGCGCCCTACCCGTTCCTGATCGCCACGATCGTTGGTCCGATGGCGGTGGACTTCGGCGCGGCCCGCGGCCCCTTCGGCCTTCACGGCGAGAAGGGCGGCTGGCACCTCACCCATCTCCCGACCGGCGCGCTGATCGGCGTGGCGCCCAGCATCGAAGCCGCGATGGACGCCGCCGACGGCATCGAGGGCATCTGGGATTGGTCCATCGTGGGCCGGCCGGAGGACGCGACCATGAAGGTAATCCGGGAAGCACTGCGCTCCCATGGCGTGACGAGCCCGACCGATTACCCCGCCTGGAAGCCCGCCCTGGAGATCGCCGCGTGATCGAGGTGGAGCGCCTGTTCCACGGGACCAGCCGGCACAGCCACGCCGCCACTATCGAACTGCACGTGACGTGGCTGTCCTTCCTCCGTCGTCACCACGCCTTGGGCTTCGACCGCACCGCCGAGATTGCCGCGATGGAACGGCGCCTCGAAGCCCTCCGGGGCCAGTTCGCCGACCGGTACGCCGCCTGATCCATCCCGACATAGCCCGCGCCCCGGCGCGCTCCAGCCCCTAACGGTCCGGCCGCAGGGGCTCGGGGCGTCAGAGAGAGCCGTGGCTTAGCGCCGCCGGGAAAACTGCGGATCGCGCAGGACCGAGGCGGGCAAGTGGCCGGCGCCGGCGCCCGAGGTTGAGGGCCGGCTCTCTCGCCCCATCAAACACGGAGGACGCGATGAAGATGATCGCCACGCCCGACCGCCCCGCCGCCGCTCCGCCCATGACCGTCGAGGATCTGGAGCTGATGGACGACCACGCCCACACCAGCGGGCGGGTTCGTCACCTGGAGATCGCCAACCACGTCGCGCTTCCCTTCGATCTGCAGGGTATGGCGAACCGTTGGCGCCGCCGGGCGGAGCAGCACCGCAACACCGCCCGCATGCTGATCGGCGTCCTGCGCTTCCTGGTCGACCTGCACCCCGAGGCGCACATGGTCCGCGTCGCCGGCTGCGACTGGACGGAAAAGGCCGCCCGGAAGGAACTGGCCCACCAGCGCGACCGCCACCGTCAATGCTGCGTGCAGCTCGGGTTCTGGCTCCGGCAGATCGTGGACGAGGAGCCCGAGCCTGCCGCCGTCGTCCGCCCGGAACTCGGCTTCCAGATCCGCCAGCTCGGCGCGCAGGGGCTGACCCTCGTGATAGACGTATGGGAGGCCGGAACCTACGTCGCCAGCGTGGAGGACGAAGGGCAGACGCTGGACACCGCCCTGGTCGACCGGGCGCGCGCCGCCTTCCTGCTGGACGATTCCCGCCGCTGGCTGCTGGTCACGCCCGAGGCCGCGAAGACCTGGTTCGCCGACGCGCTGCGCTGCGCCCAGCCGCTGCGCCTGCTCGCCGCGGAGTGACGGGGATGGCCAGCCCCTACACCGTCACTGAATCGGACGAGACCGCATACGGCAGCCTGATCCTGCTGCACGGCAAGGTGCTGCTGATCACCGGCATCTCGTCCGACCACCCCACCGAACACAACCGGCTCGCTCGCCTGATGGTCGGCGTGCTGGAGCGCCTGACGCCGAACGAGCAGGCCGAATTGGACCGCATCGTCGGCGCCCACGAAGACCGCTGGAGCCAGGAGGCCCGCCAACCATGATCCTGTTCTTCGACACTGAAACCACCGGGTTGGTGGACTTCCGCGCGAACCCTGCCGCCGATCACCAGCCGCATCTCGTGCAGTTCGCCGCCCTGTTAACCGAGAAGGACGGCACCGAGCGCGCCTCCGTCGATCTGCTGGTCCGCCCAGCCGGCTGGGAAATCCCCGCTGCCGCAGCCGCGGTGCACGGTATCACCACCGAAGCGGCCGAGCGTTGCGGTGTGCCGCTGCGCTCCGTGCTTTCGGTGTTCTGGGGCATGCTGCAGCGCGCCGAGATCGTCGTCGGCCACAACGTCCCCTTTGATCTGGCGGTGATGGACACCGCTCGGCACCGCGCCCAGGTGCCGGTGGACGTCTACAGCGTGCCCTCCCACTGCACCATGCGCACCGCCACCCCCTTGGCAAAGGTGCTGCACGCCAACCCGCGTCACGATCGGGATTGGAAGTGGCCGAAGCTGGAAGAGTGCTTCCGCACCTTCTTCGACGAGCCGCTCGACGGCGCCCATGACGCCCTGGTCGACGTTCGCGCCTGCGCCCGCCTGTACTTCCACCTCCAGACGATCAAGGAGCCGGCGCTGTGAACGCAATTCTTCCGAAAAATCGTGACGACTGGCACGCCCTGCGCGCTCAGCACATCGGCGGGTCGGAGATCGCCAGCCTGTTCTACCTGTGGCAGCTCGCCAACGGCGCCCTCGCCTACCTGCACATGTTCGAGGTTCCGCCCGCCGGGGCCACCATGCTCGGCTGCGTGTCGCGTCACACCACCGGGTATCGCCTGTACTGGCAGAAGCGCGGCGTCCTGCCGGCGGAGGATCTGGACAGCAACGAGCGCGTCCGGCTCGGGCGCTGCCTGGAGGCGGGAATCGCCGACGCGGCCATGGACAAGTGGGCGCCCTGGCCGCTGCGCAAGGTCCACCGCTACCTCCGCCACGCCGCGGTGCCCGGCATGGGCGCCAGCAGGGATTTCGAGGTGCACGAGATCGGCTTGCCGCCGGTCGAGATTAAAAACGTCGACTATCTGGTGTTCCGCGACCTCTGGAAGGTCCAGGGCGACGACATCGAGGCGCCGCCCATCGACATCACGTTGCAGCTCCAGCACCAGATTGCCTGCGAGCGCGTCCGGGCCCCGCACGGCTGGATCGTCGCCTGTGTCGGCGGGAGCAGCCTGAAGCGAGGGCGGATCGAGCGGCACGACCCGACCATCACGAAGATCGAGCAGGCCGTGACCGCCTTCTGGCGGGCGGTGGAGGACGGCACGCCGCCGCTCGACGTCGCCGACTTCGACACGGTGGCCGACCTGTCGCTGCTCGGCGCCGAGGTGCGCTCCGCCCCGCTAGACCTGACCGGGGACAACCGCCTGCCGACGCTCTGCGCCCGGTTCCTGAAGGTTCAGGGCATCCGCAAGCGGGCGGAGGACGCCGAGGCCCGCGTCAAAGCGGAAATCGCCGTGAAGCTCGGCGACGCCCCGGAGACGATCCGGGCCAAGACCTCCAGCCATGACATCACCTGGGTCTACGCGCATCGGGGCGGCAAGCCCTACCGCGGGGCCATGACCATTCGGGAGCGCTGATCACCATGACCACGAACACCGGAACCGCCGTCGCCCAGCGCGACCCCGTGAAGGATCTGCAGGCCGACCTGTCGAAGGAGGCGGTGAAGGCACAGTTCTCGGTCGCGCTGCCCAGCCACATCACGCCCGACAAGTTCGCCCGGGTGGTGATGACTGCCGCCGCAAAGAACCCCGACCTCGCCCAGGCCGACCGGCGGTCCCTCTTCAACTCCTGCCTGGAGGCGGCGGCGGACGGCCTGATGCCCAACGGCAAGGAAGCCGCCCTGGTGATCTTCAACACCAAGGAGAAGCGGGACGGCAGAGACGTTTGGGTCAAGAAGGTCCAATACATGCCGATGGTGCGCGGGCTGCGGAAGCTCGCGATGAACAGCGGCCAGATCAAGCGGCTGGACGCTTACGTGGTCCACAAGAACGACGAGTTCGATTACCAGCTCGGGTTCGATGCCGACATCCACCACAAGCCGCCGACCCTCGACATCGACCGCGGCCCGGCCATTGGCGCCTATGCCATCGCCGTCACCGACGACGACGAGAAGCACGTCGAGGTGATGAGCTTCCCGGAGATCGAGAAGGTCCGCTCCGTCAGCCGGTCGAAGGATTCCGGCCCGTGGAAGGAGTGGTGGGGCGAGATGGCCCGCAAGACCGTCCTGCGACGGCTGATGAAGTCTCTGCCGCTGTCCGAGGAACTGGAGCGCGTCATCGAGCGGGACGACGCGATGCACGCGGCGGACGAGCGCAGGCAGGCCGGTCCCTCCCTCGCTGCCGTCACCGCCGCCCAGCAGCTCGCCAACTTCAGCACCGCCCCGGCACTGGAGCATGACGCCGGCTCCGCGCCTGAAACCTTCGTCCCGCCCCCGCAGACCTATCAGCTGGTCACGCTCGACGGGGAGGTGTCGGAGACGACCAGCGCCGCCGACTGGCTGGCTCGCTTCGAGGCCGCGCTGCAGGGCGCCGCCGACCCGGCCCGGCTGTGGGAGCTGAACGCCGACGCGGCGGAGTGGGCCGCCGATATGACCGATGGCGGGGACGACGCCCTGGCCCGCCTGCGCAAGGCCTACCTGACCAAGCCGGAGGACGGCCCGGCGGACACCTCAGCCTCCCAGCCGAGCGACGCCGACGCCCCGGCGGGCGACGAGTGGACGGACGAGCTGGCTGAGCTGCAGCGCATCGGCTCGTCCTGCCAGACCTTCGGGCAGTGGAGGGCCTTCGCCGAAGACCACGCGGACCGGATTGACGCGCTCACCGCCAGCGGGGGCGCCCAGGCCGAAGCGTGGAAGACCTTCGCCCAGGAGCGGGTCGGCAGCTTCCAGACGAAGAAGGGGACGAAGTGATGGCCGGGCGCCGCACCCGCTCCCGCAGCATGGTCCGGGCGCTCAAGGCGCCCGACCTCTACCCGCCGCGACGGCAGACGGAGGATCTGCGCCGCGCTTTGAATGCCGTGGGGGAGTTCGCTCGCAGCCCGGAGGCGTTCGACCTGGACGAATTCCTGGCTCGGCAGGAAGCCACTAACCCCGCCTTCTGGGAGACGCTGTGATGCGCAACAGCCTAGGCAACTATATGCTTTCGCCGCGTCCGCTTCCCCGATTTAACGGGGTCCATAGCTCGTTCGAGCAGCAGGATTGCCTCGCCCAAGTCGTCGTTGATCCGCTTGCCGTCCGCGCCATGATGGATGCGCCGGTGGCAGGTCGGGCACACCCCAGCGACGTAGCGAGGATCGTCCGGCCCACCGTCGCTCACACGGCGGACGTGGTGGGGTTCCAGGTAGGGTTCACCGTTGGCTCGAACGAAGGGTGCCGGGGCTTTGCAACACTCGCAGACGCCGGCAGCCCGGGCGAGCACATAGCGGCGGACCGCTTCGCTGCGCTGGTAGATGCGCCGGCGCGCACCCTCGGCCGGCTGGTCGTCGCCGGTAGATGCAGCTTCCATTGCAGCACTCCGGAGGGCAACCAGATCGAGACCGCCTGCGTTGGGGTCTGCCTCAGGCTCCGCAGCGTCCACATCGTGGAGCGCTTCGACCGGCACCAAATGGAAGACGATCCCACTCCTCATGTTTCCGAGGCGGTCTGGTGTCGGTTCTCTGGTTGTGTTCACACAAACGAATTGGCCAAGGAACCTCAGCATTCCGGACCGATCCTGCTTCTGGAAAAGGAGCAGGTCCTCCCCCTCGGCGACGTGATCGCGGATCGCTTTATTCCCAGAGGTGAAGGTCATATCGCCTTCCTGGCCTTCACCGAAGTAGCGGAACACCTGGCCATCATCGGTCCAGCCATCGTGATAACCATGCTGGAGGCCGCTCTCCCCGGTGATCGCAAATATGACCGGATGCCCCGAGGGCGTGATGATTCCGCCCTGACGCTGACCGCCGTAGGGCTGGTGAAGATCGCGCCGGCGATTGTAGCGATGATCGCGGACGAAGTTTCCGAAGGTCATGTGAGAAGCCTACAGCCGGGGTTTCGCGGACGCGCTTCCACCACCATCGCGTGCCGTATTGGAACCCGCAAGCGGGAACGTAACGGTCTCCTGAGTGATGCAATCGAAGACCGCCCTAATTCGACCCTTTGAAAACGCTTCCAGACTTTCGCGGCGCAGCAATGGGATTGCCGTCCGCTCGCCAATTTGGAGCCTGTTGTGAACGCCATCAATCGAATAGCCCCAGCCGCTCCCATCGCCGTCGTCTCTGTCTCCGGCGGAAAGGACAGCACGGCCACCGCACTCCGGGCCATTGACGAATACGGCCATGATCGCTGCCGCTTCGTGTTCGCCGACACCGGCCATGAGCACGAGCTGACGACCGAGTACCTGACCGACTACCTGCCGGGCCGCCTCAACGCCCGGATCGACGTGGTGAAGGCCGACTTCTCCTTCGAGATCGCGCGCAAGCGGATCTACGTCGCTGAGAAGTGGCCGGCGAAGCTGGTGGCCGGCAAGGTGGGGAAGTGGGTGCGCCTCGGCACCATTGAGGAAGATGATGCCGAGCCACCGCCGCCCGAGAACGTCTATCTCGGCGCCGTGATCGGCGGGTTCGTCTGGTCGCCGGCAATCAGAGCGATGTCGGAGGAGGAAGCCGCCGAGGTGGTGGCCCGCGCCCTGGCTGTGCTGCACCCCACGGGCATCCCCTATCTGGACTTGTGCTTGTGGAAGGGGCGCTTCCCGTCGAGGAAGGCACAGTTCTGCACGCAGTTTCTGAAGCGCCACCCGCTGGACCGCTACACGTTCGACCTGATCGAGAAGGGTTTTCGGGTGGAGTCCTGGCAGGGCGTCCGGCGCGATGAAAGCGATGCCCGGCGTGATGCTGCTGCGAGGGAGTGGACCCCGGAGGGCTGGGAGATCGTCAGGCCCATCGTTGACTGGACGGCCCAGCAGACGGTGGACTTCGTCGTGTCGCGCGGCGTGAAGCTGAACCCCCTGTACTCGCTGGGCTGTTCGCGCGTCGGATGCATGTTGTGCATCAACGAGGCTAAGGACGGGATCGCCAACGCGGCCCGCCGCTGGCCCCATCACATCAATCGCATCCGTGAGTGGGAATGGCTGGTCGGACAGGCCAGTAAGCGCGGTTTCTCGACCCTGCTCCATCATTCCGATGGCGAGGGCGGCGACGCGGAGTTCGCTTTCCGGCACTGCAACATCGACGCGATGGTCGATTGGTCCAAGACGACACGCGGCGGCAAGCAGTACGGCCTACTTCGGGTCGCCCCACCGCCGACCTGCTCCAGCGTCTACGGCCTGTGTGAGTGAGGCGGCCATGTCCTGCTCCCTGTGCAAGCACTTCGCCCGCTGGGCACCGACCGCCGCCATGCAGCACCCCCAATACGGCAACTGCACCGATCCGGAACAGTGGGGCGAGGGCGGCATGCGCCTCGTCCGCGACTGTGAGACCTGCGACCAGTTCGCTTCGTCACATCCCGCACCGCACACAGGAAACCACGGAGCCATAGGAACAGCGGCCTAACCGCGCTGCACCGCAACTTCCACCCGCTTTCAACCGAGGGTTTGGCCATGCCCCACAGCCCCTGCTTCTGCCCATCGCCCCTGCCTCACCTGGCTGGCAGTCGCTGCCCCGGCGGAGCAGACCGCCGGCACCGATGCGGGAGGGAGACGGCCCTTAACTAGACGAATAAAAGACGGCATAGATGAACCATCCCCAGGCCGAGCGCATCGGCGCGCCGGAGGCTGCCCGCATCTCGGGTCTTTCCCTCCGCACCATCCAACACCGCGCCGCCGACATCCCCGGCGCTGCTAAGCTGTTCGGGCGTTGGACCTTCGATGTCGAACGGCTCCGGCGCTGGATCAACGATCAAGAGGCACAAACGAAATGCCAGCCAATCTCTACAAACGCGGCGCCGTCTGGTGGGCCCGCATACAGGCCGGCGGGGCCGAGCACCGACGATCTCTACGCACGTCTGATCGGAAGGAGGCGCAACGCCGACTCGACCAAATCAAGAAGGAAGTCAGCGCCGCTGTCCACTTCGGAGAGTCGCGCCTGACGTGGAAGGCCGCGGTCGTGAAGTACCTCACGGAGGTCGGCCCGAACGCGGTCAAGCCCGGGACCTTGAAACGCTACACCGTCAGCCTGGGCCAGGTGGGACCGTTCCTCGAATCGCTCTGCGTCGACCAGATCGGCCGGAAGACGATATCCGGCTTGGTGTCGGCCCGCAGCAAGGCCGGCACCAGCAACGCCACCATCAATCGGGACCTGACCGCGGTGTCCGCCGTGCTGGGTGCCGCGGTCGAGTGGGGAGCATGCGAGACCAACCCGGCGCGCGACTACAATCGACGGCTGACCCGCGAACGTCGCGAATCGATCCACCCGCCAGCGAGCGCCGACGTCGAGGCCGTCATCACGCGTTGCCCCGGCATGTTCGCCAGCATGGTTCGATTCCTCGCCTACACCGGCTGCCGCCAAGAGGAGGCCGCTGGGCTCACGTGGGGGCAGGTCAACCTCAAGGCCGGCACGGTCACGTTCCTGAAGACGAAGACCAGCCGGCCGCGGACGATCCGCCTGGAGCCGGAGACTGTGGCGATGCTGACCGCGCTGCCCCGCTTTCTTGGCTCTGACGCTGTGTTCTGGCACGGCGAGGGAAGCCGCTACCTGAACGTGGCGTCCCGCTTCAGGGAGATGGTGCGGTCGGCACAGAAGTCGGCACAGCAGGCCGGCACACCGTTCCGGCCCTTCCGGTGCCACGATCTGCGGCACGGCTTCGCAATCCGGGCCTTGCAGGACGGCTGGGACATCTACGCGCTGTCCAAGCACCTGGGGCACAGCAGCGTGAAGACGACGGAGATCTATCTGGGGTACGTCCCGAACGGGGTCGGCACAAAAACCGGCACAACTATAGCGGTTTCGCCTGGGTTGCAGCCTCAGGAAGCCACCAAATCAACCAGCTAA